CGACCTTTATTTTAAAATTGTTCCACAGAAAGCAACAAGTGGAACATTGAATTAGTTTTTGTGCCAAGTAGGAACAATAAGATTTTTAAAAGGTTTTCCAAACTAGAGAAGTTTTTGGTATATATATTATGCGAGATGATTATTAAAGGCAGAGAGGTCTAAAATTATGCCAAATTTTTTAGATATTTTAGGTAAACTCTTTCAAAAAAAGCCCGCCTTTATTCCCGCCGAACAAGTCAAGCAAGGACTATCAGACAAAGACAAAGAAATGCTTCGTAAGATAGGAGTAGTATCCAGAGAGTTAAATAAGGTAATGGAGAAACTTACCCAGATTAATCTTGAGAGGATGAATATCTATAAAGAGTGTGATAGAGCAATACAGCACTGGTTGGTAGGTTCAGCACTTGAAGTATATGCTGATACAGCAACGACTTACGACCAACTGCATAATGCTTCAGTCTGGATTACTTCAGAGAATCAGAAGTATTTAAATGAGTTAAATAAGTTATTAGATAGAATAGATGTAGAAGAGAAGATATTTGACTGGGCTTATACTTTAGCAACTTACGGGGATTTATTTATAAAAGTGATTGCAGAGCCGGGACTTGGGATAATTACAATAGATGATTCAGAACATCCAATAAATATATCAAGAGCGGATTATCACGGTAGGCTAATCGGGTTTTATAAGACGCCTTTAGGATACGGGTCAACTACTATAGAGAAGTTATTGCCGCCTTGGGAATATGTGCATTTTAAGTTATTAGGGGTTAAAAGGAAAAGACCTTATTACGGAGACCCGATGTGGTCAGAGTTTAGAAGTGTAAATATATTATCACCGGATGTAAAGAGGATAGAATCGACTTATGGAACTCCTATAATTATCAATGCTTTACCAGTCTGGAAGAGGTTAAGATTGGCGGAGGATGCTTTACTGATGGCAAGGATTTCAAGGGGGATATTAAGATATATCTACAAAGTAAAGGTCTCAGGAGAGAATATAGAGGCAGTTTCAGAGATAATTGACGAGTATGATGAGATTTTAAAGAAAGCAAGGGCTTTGGATATAGACCCGAACAACCCGGAGTTTTTGTCAAAGTTTAGTCCTTTATCTTCTATAGAGGATATAGTTATACCGGTTTGGGGGGATACTAATGATTTATCTATAGAGAAAATCGGAGGAGAGGCAGACATAAAATGGATTACGGATATAGAGGAGTTAAGGAATCAGCTGTCAGCTGCCTTAAGGGTGCCTTTACAGGTTTTAGGAGGATATGGAGCAGAGATTAAGTCAGGGCTAGGCGAATCAGCATTAGAAAGATTGGATATTAGGTTTGCAAGGACTTGCAGAAGGCTTCAGAGGGCTTTAATTGATGGGATTATGAGGCTTTGCCAGATACATCTGGCTTATATGAATATGGCACCTGATTTGAACCTCTTTAGAGTTAATATGGCAACTACATCTTCAGCAGAAGAAGAGGAACTTAAGAACGCTTTAGATAAGGGTGTAGATGTAGTAGATAAACTTGTGGATTTAATCTTTAAGCATATTGGAGAAGAGGGGTTAGACAAAGAGGAGCTTTTGAATTATTTCAATCATAAGATATTGAAGTTAGGAGACTTTGACATAAAGCGGTTTAAGAAAGCAGTAGAGCAGAAGGCATTGCAGATAGAAGGGATAGATAAGAAAGATATAGAGCGGATAAACTATGTAATCAACGAAGCTTTTAACAGGACAGAGCCACAGAGGGTTTCCTCAGACTTAAAGACTTTTCTACCTACTGGAAAAGACCAAGAGGTTTGGGAAAGTGTCTATGGGAAGGTAAAGCTTAAAGTAGAAGTAGTAAAGGCCTAAAAAGAAGGGGAAATGAAGAAGCTATTAGAAAGTTTGTTAGAGCAGGATATATTTAAACCACCTACAGAGGAAGAATTAGAACAGGCAAGAAAAGAGTTCGAAAAGGATAGAATTGAGAGGTTTGTGAAAAAATATAACGGTAAACAAAATCCAGATGGTAGTTATGACTTTGATAGAAATATTGATAGGATTGGTTTAGGAGATATTATTGTAGATGGTAAATTTATAATTAAATTTGGTAAAGTAAAAGGTTATTTTGATTGTTATAAGTATGAATTGACTACTTTAAAAGGAGCACCTAAATATGTAGGTAGAGATTTTGATTGTGCTTTTAACAATTTAACTTCTCTAAAAGGTGCTCCAGAAAAAGTAGGTGGATATTTTAATTGTTCTGATAACAAATTAACTTCTTTAGAGGGAGCACCTAAATATGTAGGTGGTAGTTTTTATTGTTCTTATAACAATTTAACCTCTTTAGAAGGAGCACCTGAAAAAGTAGTAGTAGGTTTTTATTGTTCTCATAACAAATTAACTTCTTTAGAGGGAGCACCTAAATATGTAGGAGGAAATTTTGTTTGTTTTGACAATCCAGTTAAATTTACCGAAGAAGATGTAAGGAAAGTATCAGAAGTAAAAGGTGTAATAGAAGTATGAAAAAATTATTAGAAAGTCTATTAGAGCAGGAAGATATATTTAAGCCACCTACAGAGGAAGAATTGTTAAAAAGATTTATAGAAAGATATAACGGTAAACTGAATCCAGATGGAACTTATGATTTTGATGTGAATATTAAAGATGTAAGTGGTATTATTAGAGATGGTAAATTTCTAATTAAATTTGGTAAAGTAAAAGGTTATTTTGATTGTTCTGAAACTGGGTTAACATCTTTAGAGGGAGCACCGAAGTATGTAGAAGGAGATTTTGATTGTTCTTTTAACAATTTAACTTCTTTAGAAGGAGTACCAGAAAGGATAGAAGGAAATTTTTATTGTTTTGATAACAATTTAACTTCTTTAAAAGGAGCACCTAAATATGTAGGAGGAGATTTTTATTGTTCTCGTAACAAGTTAACATCTTTAGAGGGAGCACCTAAATATGTAGGTAAGGATTTTTATTGTTCTGATAACAAATTAACTTCTTTAGAGGGAGCACCAGAAAGAGTAAAAGGAGGTTTTTATTGTTCTGATAACAAGTTAACATCTTTAGAGGGAGCACCGAAGTATGTAGGAGGAGATTTTTATTGTAGAAGAAATCCAAAGAAATTTACCGAAGAAGAAGTCAGAAAAGTATCAGAAGTAAAAGGTAGGATAATAAGCACTGGTATCTAAAGGAGGGAAAAAATAATGAGAGAACTATTAGAAAGTAGAGAAATAATTTTGTATCAAGATGGTAGAATAACCGTAGATGGCAGGGAAATAAGATAAGAGTTTTATGGATAAGTAAGGAGGAAATATGAAGAAGCTGTTAGAAACAATAATCCGAAGAATCCGAAGAGTAGATGAAAGTGAAGAGGACGAGATGGATGATGAAGAGATAGAAGAGATGGATGCGGAGGACCTTTTACAGGATATATTGGGGAAATATCTAAAGGAAAAAGGTTTGATAGAGCCTCCGCTTAAAGTAGACGGGTTTTTTGTTAAGTCTATTGGTTATAAAGATAAAAAGGGTAGAGAGGTTTGGCTCTATCGAAATGGTAGAATATTTGTAGATGGCAAAGAAGTAAAATAGTGATTAAATGAAGTAAGAAGAAATGAAAAGATTATTAGAAAGTTTATTAGAGCAGGATAGCATATTTAAACCACCAACAGAAGAAGAATTAGAGCAGAGAAAAATAGAGGTGTTTATAAAGAAATATAATGGTAAACTGAATCCAGATGGAACTTATGACTTTGATTGCATTTTATATAGAGATGATTTAAAATTTGTTATTAAAAATGGTAAATTTGCAATTAAATTTGGTAAAGTAGGTGGTAAATTTGATTGTTCTGATAGCGGATTAATCTCATTAGAGGGAGCACCTAAATATGTAGGAGGATATTTTAATTGTTCTAATAACCAGTTAACTTCTTTAAAGGGAGCACCTAAATATGTAGGAGGATATTTTAATTGTTCTAATAACCAGTTAACTTCTTTAAAGGGAGCACCTAAATATGTAGGAGGATATTTTGATTGTTCTTATAACCAGTTAACTTCTTTAAAGGGAGCACCAGAAAGAGTAGAAGGAGGTTTTTATTGTTTTGATAACAATTTAACCTCTTTAGAAGGAGCACCTAAATATGTAGGTGGACATTTTAATTGTTCTTATAATAAATTAACCTCTTTAGAGGGAGCACCTGAATATGTAGGAGGATATTTTGATTGTTATGGTAATCCAGTTAAATTTACCGAAGAAGAAGTTAGAAAAGTGTCGGAAGTAAAAGGTAGGATAAAAGTATGAAAAAACTATTAGAGAATTTATGTAAAGAGGAGGTATGAAATGGCTATTCCAGTATTAGATTGGTCTAAGATTGACCCGAAGAATCCGCCTGATGAAGTTCCAGCAGAAGGTGGAAAATGGGTTAGAGATAAGTCAATAGGTCTTGCTTATGTATTTGTGGAAGAAAAGAAAGAACCAGAGAAAAAGGAAAAGAAGGAGAAGAAATAAAACAAGTGTAAGGAGGGAAGAAATGAAAAAATTGCTTGAAGGGATTCAGGAGGAAGTAAAAGAAAGACAGGTAGAGGAGAAAATAGAAGTAGGAGAGATGTTGAAAAATGTGTTAGAGAAGTATTTGAAAGAAAAAGGCTTAATTGATGAACCACTTGAAGGTGGAGAACTTGAGCGTTCAGCTGAAGTTAGTGCTCCGTATTGGAAGTATACATCTGGGGAGAAGGTAGTGATTCTGTATGTAGATGGTAGAATAACTGTTGATGGAGAGGAAGTAGTATGAGAAATTGATAAGGAGTCGTAAGTATGAAAAAATTATTAGAGGGTCTATTAGAGCAGGATATATTTAAACCACCTACAGAGGAAGAATTAGAACAGAGAAAGATAGATGTGTTTGTAAAGATGCATGATGGTAAACTGAATCCAGATGGAACTTATGATTTTGATTGTAGTTTGTATAATTTAAGTAGTGTTGTTAAAGATGGTAAATTTCTAATCAAGTTTGGTAAAGTAAAAGGATATTTTGATTGTTCTATTAACGAGTTAACCTCATTAGAGGGAGCACCTAAATATGTAGGCGGTGATTTTGATTGTCGTGATAACAAATTAAAATCTTTAAAAGGAGCACCTAAATATGTGGAAGGATATTTTGATTGTTCTGTTAACGAGTTAACCTCTTTAGAGGGAGCACCTAAATATGTAGGAAGAAATTTTAGTTGTTCTAGTAATAAATTAACTTCTTTAAAAGGAGCACCTAAATATGTAGGAGGAAATTTTGTTTGTTATGATAATCCAGTTAAATTTATCGAAGAAGAAGTTAGAAGAGTATCAGAAGTAAAAGGTGTAATAGAAGTATGAAAGAATTGATGTAAAAGTAGAGAGGTGGAAGTATGAAAAAGTTATTAGAATTTTTAATTGAAAAGCTTAAAGAAGTGAAGACAGACACAGAAGTAGAACCAGATGTGAAAACAGAGCCAGATATAAAGCCAAAACCAAAGAGTCCTATTGCTCCTGAACCGGGTATATCTCCGAAGCCAAAAGCAGAGAGTGATGTAGCATTGTTCTTTTTGCAGAGGGCAGAAGGATTAGGAGAAAAGACTCGTTTTCCAAATTGGACTTCAGAAGACAAACAGAAGTGGATAAAAAAAGGTGATGAGATTATAAACAAGTTGTTTCCGAAGTTATCCAGTGAAGAAAAGTCATATTTAGAGTTGGTGACGAGTGATGAGTATAACCGTATGTTGTCAAGACTTGAACAATATACAGGAAAGAGAGCGTCTGAGTTAAAACTGCCGGGATTTGTTTCTATTGCTATGCAAGCCTTGAATGATATTCTTGAGATAGAGCACTCATACAAAAAGAGGTTAGAAGGACTTGCTGTTGAGGTTGTTTTGAATCTACCAGAGTTTGAAATGGTCAAAGATGCGGTAGAAGGAGAGGAGTTAAGAATAGAAGCAAGGTTAGATACTCCAACTCTTGCAGATTTTAGATTAGAAAAGAGGTCAGAAAATTTAACTCCTGAAGAGGAATTTAACAAGTTGCTTGCGTCTGCTTTTAGGGAAGAGTTGAGTATCAAGAGGCGATTTGCGAATTTATTGATTACAGGTGGTGCGGTAAATAAGTTTTATCTTTTTAATGTAGTTAAAGATGAGCTTGACAAGATAGACCCAACATTAATAAACAAGTATGGTATAGTTGCTGTTTTAGCAGAACTTGGCTATTGGGTCACGCCTTTTGGAATAGAGAAAATCGGTTTAAAAGGAGGAGCACGAGCTGGTGTGGAAAAAGTTAAGCCTGAAGGAGATGCGTATACTATAGAAGCAAAAGCAATTATATTTCCGTATCTTATCCACGAGATAGTAAAAGGTATATATGAGTGGCTGTCTTTGGCAAAAGAGTTTCAGGCGATTATGGGAAAAGAAGAGATTGAGGATGAGACAAGAGATATGTTAGCAGGGCCTGGTGTATATAGAAAGATTGTAGGAATGATTCCTGCAGACAAGCAAAATATGATTCCGTTGATTTGGAGGAAGTTGCTTACCCGAAGTTCGGAAGAGATAAGGAATGTATTAGCAGGAGATGATACTCTGATTAAACAGTTGACAAGGGAAGCAGAAGATGAGTGGCAAGCATATAAAAAAGAGAGAGAAGTTGTTAAAGAAGAGGTGATAGAGGAGGGAGAGGTGTCAGCAAGGAAGAAATATGTAGAAACAGGTAAAGTTCCAGAGGATATATTTAGCAAGCTTCTTGAAATAGACCCTACTTCTCAGAAGAAGTATATTGAATGGATGTGCAAGATTTATTCTCAAGAGAAGCCTGAGATTAGTGAATTTGAGAGAGTAATTCCAAAGTTTGATAAGTTAGTTAATAAGGGTGTAATGCCAGTGGATGCAAGGAATATACAGTCATATAAGTCTTTGAAAGAGGTTGGTCAGAAAGTAGAGGAATTTGATGCTCTGACGAAGTCGGAGTTAGAAAAGGAAGCAAAGATAAAAGGAGCAGAGAAAGTATTTGAGAACGACAAAGCTTTTGTTTATAGGATTACTACTTGGGAAGCATCTTGCTTGTATGGGAAGGGAACAAAGTGGTGTATTTCTGGAGAGAGCGACAGCCATCATTTTTATGACTATTTTATGAAATATGCTATATATTTTGTGATACGAAAACAGCCTAAAAGAGATAACTATGACAAGATTGCAATTTTAGTTGACAAGTCAGGAAAAAAGATGTATTGGGATGCTAAAGACACGCAGATAGACGGAAATAAAGCTGTCGAGATTTTAGCTGAATTGGGTATAAAGCTATGAAAAAATTATTAGAGAATTTGTTATTAGAGCAGGATATATTTAAACCACCTACAGAGGAAGAGTTAGAGCAGGCAAGAAAAGAGTTTAGAATTGAGAAATTTGTAAAAGAATATAACGGTAAACAAAATCCAGATGGTAGTTATGACTTTGATAGAAATATTGATAGGATTGGTTTAGGAGATATTATTGTAGATGGTAAATTTATAATTAAATTTGGTAAAGTAAAAGGTTATTTTGATTGTTATAAGTGTGAATTGACTACTTTAAAAGGAGCACCTAAATATGTAGGAGGAAGTTTTAGTTGTTCTCATAACAATTTAACCACTTTAGAAGGAGCACCTAAATATGTAGGTGGTAGTTTTTATTGTTCTTTTAACAAGTTAACATCTTTAAAAGGTGCACCAGAAAAAGTAGTAGGTTTTTATTGTTCTCATAACAAATTAACTTCTTTAGAGGGAGCACCTAAATATGTAGGAGGAAATTTTGAATGTTATGATAATCCAGTTAAATTTACCGAAGAAGATGTAAGGAAAGTATCAGAAGTAAAAGGTGTAATAGAAGTATGAAAAAATTATTAGAAAGTTTGTTAGAGCAGGATAGCATATTTAAACCACCAACAGAGGAAGAATTAGAACAGAGAAGAGAAGAATTTGAACAGAGAAAAATTGAGGAATTTGTCAAGAAATATAATGGTAAACTAAATTCAGATGGTAGTTATGATTTTGATGTGGATATTAAAGATGTAAGTGGTATTATTAGAGATGGTAAATTTATAATCAAGTTTGGTAAAGTAAAAGGAGATTTTTATTGTTCTTATAACAAATTAACCTCTTTAGAGGGAGCACCTAAATATGTAGAAGGATATTTTGATTGTTCTCATAACAAGTTAACATCTTTAGAAGGTGCTCCAAAAAGAGTAGGAGGAGATTTTTATTGTTCTTATAACAAATTAACTTCTTTAGAAGGAGCACCGAAATATGTAGGAGGATATTTTGGTTGTTCTGATAACAATTTAACTTCTTTAGAAGGTGCTCCAGAAAGAGTAAAAAGAGAGTTTAATTGTTCTTATAACAATTTAACCTCTTTAAAAGGAGCACCTAAATATGTAGGAGGATATTTTAATTGCTCTGGTAACAATTTAACTTCTTTAGAAGGAGCACCTAAATATGTAGGGGGATATTTTAATTGTTCTGATAACCAGTTAACTTCATTAAAAGGTGCACCTGAAAGAGTAGAAGGAGGTTTTTATTGTTCTGATAACAAATTAACCTCTTTAAAGGGAGTACCGAAGTATGTAGGTGGAGATTTTGAATGCCGTGATAATCCAGTTAAATTTACAGAAGAAGAAGTTAGGAAAGTATCAGAAGTAAAAGGTAGGATAATAGTATGAAAAAATTATTAGAGAGTTTATTAGAGCAGGATATATTTAAACCACCGACAGAAGAGGAATTAGAACAGGCAAAAATAGTTAAGTTTGTAAAAGAATATAACGGTAAACTAAATCCAGATGGTAGTTATGACTTTGATTGTGATTTGTATGATGTAAGTAGTGTTGTTAAAAATGGTAAATTTGCAATTAAATTTGGTAAAGTAAAAGGAGGTTTTTATTGTTCTGATAGTGGGTTAATCTCTTTAGAGGGAGCACCTGAAAGAGTAGAAGGAGGTTTTGATTGTTCTTATAACCAGTTAACTTCTTTAAAAGGAGCACCTAAATATGTAGAAGGATATTTTGATTGTTCTCATAACAAGTTAACATCTTTAGAGGGAGCACCGAAGTATGTAGGTAAGGATTTTTATTGTTCTGATAACAAATTAACTTCTTTAGAGGGAGCACCGAAATATGTAGGTGGGCGTTTTTCTTGTTCTGCTAACAACTTAACCTCTCTAAAAGGAGCGCCAGAAAGAGTAGGTGGACATTTTAATTGTTCTTATAACCAGTTAACTTCTTTAGAGGGAGCACCTAAATATGTAGGTGGAGATTTTGATTGTCGCGGTGACAATTTAACTTCTTTAGAGGGAGCACCTGAAAGAGTAAAAGGAGATTTTGATTGCTCTTATAATAAGTTAACTTCTTTAGAGGGAGCACCTAAATATGTAGGAAAAGATTTTTATTGTTATGATAATCCAGTTAAATTTACCGAAGAAGATGTCAAGAAAGTATCAGAAGTAAAAGGTGAGATAATAGTATGAAAAAATTATTAGAGAGTTTATTAGAGCAGGATATATTTAAACCACCGACAGAGGAAGAACTTATAAAGAGATTTATAGAAAGATATAAAGGCAGACAGAATCCAGATGGTAGTTATGATTTTGATGTGGGTATTAAAGATGTAAGTGGTGTTGTTAAAGATGGTAAATTTCTAATCAAGTTTGGTAAAGTAAAAGGTTATTTTGATTGTTCTATTAACGAGTTAACCTCATTAGAGGGAGCACCTAAATATGTAGGCGGTGATTTTGATTGTCGTGATAACAAATTAAAATCTTTAAAAGGAGCACCTAAATATGTGGAAGGATATTTTGATTGTTCTGTTAACGAGTTAACCTCTTTAGAGGGAGCACCTAAATATGTAGGAAGAAATTTTAGTTGTTCTAGTAATAAATTAACTTCTTTAAAAGGAGCACCTGAAAGAGTAGAAGGAGATTTTTATTGTTATAACAACAAGTTGACCTCTTTAAAGGGAGCACCTAAATATGTAGGAGGATATTTTGATTGTTCTAATAACCAGTTAACTTCTTTAAAGGGAGCACCTAAATATGTAGGAGGAAATTTTTATTGTTATGATAATCCAGTTAAATTTACTAGAGAGGATGTAAGCAAAGTATCAGAAGTAAAAGGTCGGAAATTTGTATGAAAATAGCCATAGACTTTGACGACACAATAGCAGTAAAGAATCCTGATGGTTCTATCGGTGAACCTATCGGAGACATTTTAGAATTGGTTAAAGACTTAAAAGCAAAAGGTCATCAAGTATTTATCTTCTCCGGTAGAGAAAACGAAGAAATAGATGCTTGGCTTAAAGAAAGAGGTATAGTTCCAGATGGGTATATCTCTATTGATGAAGCATACAAAAAAGACTGGGAGATACTTATAGATGACAGGGCAGTAAATCCTACAGGGAAAAATAAAGAGATAATCTTAAAACAGATAGAAATGATTGCTCAGAGGGAGATACCGAAAGAAGCATCTGTAGTTAAGTCGCCAGAGCAGAGAGAAACTAAAGGCTCGTTTGACTTGTTAAAAGAAGTTTTAGAAAGAAGAGAGAAGTTAGAGGAGGAGGAAATAGAAATAGATTCAGAACTTAGAAAAAAGATTTTAAGTGATGTAAGGATAAACATTATCGAGAACCTGCTTAAAAGATAAAGGAGGGGAAGAATGATTAAGAAGTTAATAGAAGCATTAAATGAGGTTAGTAAAGAGAAAGAGAAATACTTAGCATATATTAAGAGCAAATATCCGGAGGAGCCTTTTTATACAACCGCGAAAGCCTATGCAGATTGTATTTTGGACTGGGAAATAGGACAACATTTAAGAACATTAGACTGGGAAGGGGTATATACAGATGCAGAGACCTTTTTAAAACAGGCAGAGATTGTTGGTGGATACAATTTGTTTAATCCTAATGTGGCAAAGAAACTTGTAGATTTGTTAGGAAGGAACAAAGAGTATAGATTAGGCAGGGAAGGTTCTGTTGTAGTATATGTAGATGGAGTAAGTAAAGACATCAACTTAGAAAAACTTCAAAAAGAACTTAGTGCAGATGAAGTTGATTTTGTAGGCGATGAACTGAGGATTTGGTGGGATTAGGATGGGAAAGATTTGCATAATAGTTATTATAGGCATAATGCTTACAGGTTGTGCAGTAAAACCTATAATAATCAAAGATTCAGACAAAGTATATGTCGGGAAAGCAGGGCAACAGCCACCGACTCCAGATTTTGATTGGGTGCTTTTGAGTAAAAGTAAGTTAAAGGAGTTAACAGATTGACGAAGAGAAATAGAAATAGAATAGGAAAAGTAAAAGGAACTTGTGAACTGTTAAAGATTTTTAGAAAATATATTTTTGACACGCGTGTCAAAAAGGGAATATGGAAAAAATAGAAATGGAGAACGGTAAGCTAGTCTGGCATACAGAAAAAAGAAAGGTTAAAGACTTAAAGTTGTTTGAAGGAAATCCCAGAAGGATGACCGAAGAACAGGCAGAGCAACTTTTAACCTCTTTAAAGAAGTTCAACTTGGTAGAGATACCGGCAATTGACCAGGACAACAGAGTTGTTGCAGGGAATATGAGGATTATGGCTTTAAAGAAGTTAGGCAGAGAAGAGGAAGAGATAGAGGTTAGAGTTCCTAACCGACCTTTAACTGAGGAGGAAGCGAGAGAGTATCTACTTAGGTCAAATAAGAATGTCGGAGAATGGGACTGGGATATGTTATCAAATTTTGATGAGGACTTTTTAAAGAAAGTGGGATTTAGTAATTCAGAACTGGATAAGGTTTTTCAGATAGATAAACCTTCTGACGACGACTTACCGGAGGTAAGAGAGACCGATATAAAATATGGGGATATCTTTCAGTTAGGAGACCATCGGCTTATGTGTGGTGATTCGCTGCTATTAGAGGATGTAGAAAAGCTGATGAACGGAGAGAAGGCAGACTTAGGGTTTACCTCACCGCCATACTGGGTAGGGAAAGAATACGAAAGGGAAAAGTCTGTAGAGGAGATAAACGAGTTTATTAGAAAAGCTGCCAAGAGTTATGACTTTGCAGTAAAGAAGGACAGGTCAAGGATTATCATAAATACCGGAACAGGCTTTACAACCTCTTTTGAGAAGATCGGTAAAAGAAATGTCTTGCTTTTAATCGACAAATGGGCAAATGCTTTTAATGAGTTAGGTTGGTATTTAAGACATATAAGGCATTGGCTTAAAGAAGGATACTTCAACATACCCAGAGGGATTTCACCTAAGACCGATTTAATTGACCAGCATTCAGAGTTCATTGGGACTTTTGAGCATAGTTTAGGAGAAGAGCTGGACTTTAAGGACATCATAGAGGAAAACAAGGTTTATATCTTAGAGACTTTTTACAATCCGATGGGAAAGACCTTAGGACAAAATAAAACTAATACCTCTTGGGCTTTAAGGAGTTATTGGGATGACATAAGAGGAACCGCTAAAGAGGCAGGGCATTGTGCTTCGTTTCCGGTAGAGTTAGTAGAGAGGCATTTGGTTTTATATACAAAGAGAGGTGCTTTGGTTTTAGACCTTTTTGGTGGAGCAGGAACAACTATGATTGCTTGTGAGAAGTTAAAACGTAGATGTTATATGATGGAGATAGAGCCTAAGTATTGTCAGTTGATTATAGATAGGTGGGAGCAGTTTAGCGGTAAAAAGGCGGTAAAGGTATAGGAGGAAGGGGACAGAATGAAAAGATTGCTTGAAGAGATTTTGGTAGAGTCAACGAGAGAAGATGTAGAAAAAGAATTCCTTTATCAGGGTTTCTGGAAAAACACGGAAAGTAAAAAAGGAGGAGAAAATGTTTGAGATAATTAGTGCCATAGTAATTCCATTTGTAATTCAGTTGCTAAAGAAAATTAAGTTGCCTACAAAGATTGCTCCTATTGTTGCTATAATATTAGCCATTGTAGTTGTAGCAGGAGCAAAGATAGTAGGTATTGACTTGGATGTAAAATCTATAATGGATATAATCTTAAAGATACTTGGTATCGCTGGTGGTTCTGTATTGGCGTATGATACAGTAAAGAAGTTAACGGAGAAGTAATGAAGAGGTTGTTATAGGACTAATTTAAAGATAATAGAATGCAAATAATTCCAATTTTAAGAAATTTTGTGTATATATATTATATAGAGACAAAAAGGAGGGAGTTTCTGTTTTAACAGAAACCTATAAATGATGACAGGTATATTTGAAGCAATAGGGCAGTTAATCGGGTTGATTAGAGATTGGATAAATCCTGCAAACAAAAAGAAAAGGCAGATAGATGCCTTAAAGAAAAAGCTTGAAAAGTTGCAGAGAGAAAGAGATATCCTAATGACTTCAGGTAAAGACCCAGAAAGACTTGGTGCTGTGCTAAATGAGATAATTAAAGTAAAGAAAGAGATTTATAGTTTAGAAACAGGAGGAACAGGATGAGAAAGTTATTGGAATATTTGAATCAAGTATTTGAAGAAGGTGAGATGAAAGATTATAAAGAAATAGTAAAACAATTAGAAAGAGACATCAACAAAGCAAAAAAGCAATTGATAGCTAAGGCAAAAAGACAAGGATTTTACGAAAATTTTGGGCAAGAGGAATATAGCGAACTCTATGATAATTATGAATTTAGCGAGTTAGGAGGCGAGCGTTTATTGGATAACTTTAGAAATTGGATAAATGAATTAGACCTAAGTAGTTTACAGAATGAGTAAAGGGAAAAAATGAAATTAAGTTTAGTCTCTTCTTATAGTTTATTAGAGCGCTTATATCAGGCAAAGCAAGATTTTAAGGGAACGACTTTTGAAGAAAAAGTCAGGCAAGCTATGAACTTATATTTAGAGAAGCGTTATGTAGACTTAGAGCAGGTTTTAAATACTTTACCTACAAGAGAGCAACTTCTGGAAGGTTTAATAGAGAAGTTAAAGGAAAAACCTGTTTATAAGACTTTAAGGAAGATAAGTGAAAGTAAAACCGACAATGTTTGGGAAACTCTAAAAGGGCTTTTTAGTTTAGGAACTCATATCTGTATAGAGTTAGAAAAAGGCAATTTGGAATATAGAGGGATACTCTGTGATGTATATGAGAAGATAGGAAGAATTTTATTCGAAGTAGAAGAGCATAGTTATGTCTGAGAGGTTAGTTCAGGGAGGAGGATGGCGTGTCTAAAAAAAGAGATTTTAAAAATAAAGATGTTTTGGTTAAAGAGGCATATAGATTTGGTGCTTTAGGTTTAAACATAGGAGATTTAGCAGATGTCTGGCGGATAAGTCTATCCGGGCTAATCCGCTACTTTAAAAAAAGACCTGAGGTAAAGGAGTCATTTGAAAAGGGAAAAAGAGATGCCAGAATTGCAGTATTGCAGTCTCTTCTTGAGCAGGCAAGAAAAGGGAATATCAGGGCCTGTGAACTTTATTTAGAGATGGCAAAAGAGCCAGATAAAGTTTTAGAGAAAGAAGACTGGAGTGAGGAATTTAAAAAGTTGGGACTGAAATGGTAAAGGAGGAAAAAAGATGGAAGAGAAGTTATCGGAGATAAGAGAAGAAGATGTAACACTTTATACAATTATGCAATGGCTTAATTGGAGAAACTTTGATAGGATGGGAGTTCAGTTTATGAGGCTAAGTGATAAGGAATTAAGACTACATAAGGACAACAGGAACTTGGATATTTTCTACGATGAAGGAGTGGATTTATATATAGTTAAGAAACATATAATTGATAGGGAAACATTAGAGGTAAAGACTAAAGAGATTAAGGATGTATTTGGAGAAGACTTAAAAGAGATTGCCTGGGATTTTCTAATTAAGAAAAAAGGATTAGAAGAGGCAAAGGCTATGAAAAGTAAAAGTCTATATGAGTATATAAAAGAGAATGCAGAATTACAAAAACTAATAGATAAGTGGCATAAGTTAGGAATTGAAGCAGGTAAAAATGATGATTGGATGGATGTTGAAAACACTATAAAAGATACTTATGAGGAAGAGAAATTTGAAGACTCTTATGATTTAGTTTATACAGATTTGGAAAGATGGGAAGAAACAGACCATTTTTATATTAAATATGCTTCAAAAATGGGAAAGGATTGCAAAGCACTTACTGATGATTTCGATGAGCAAATAGAGTTTTTATCTGAGATAAAGAATGCGTTTTGGGAAGGATTTTTTGAGGGAAGACGGAGTTTGGGGATAGATATATTTAAAATAGCAGAGGAACTAATCGAGAAAGGGAAAGTAGAAGAGAAAAAGGAGATTAAAGAGGCAGAAGAAGTTAGCACAAAAGAAGTTGGTGCAGAGGAAAGTAAAGAGTATTTTGGCAAAGCAAAAGACCAGTATTATTACTTTGTTAAAAGAGGCTCAAAATACGCTATTCAGGATGCAACAGGAAATGATGTTTTGACAAGTGAAGAGGGTGAGACTTTGGAGCAATTTTTAATCGATGCTATCAGAGATTTAGATTTAGAAGACATCGCTTATGAGATAGTAGATAAATACTTATTGCCAAAGGAAGAGCCGAAAGAAGAGGAAAAGCCTGAGGAAGAAAAGCCAGAGGAAGAGGAAAAACCTAAAGCGGAAAGACCAGAAGAAGAGCCGAAAGAGGAAAAACCAGAGGAAGGGACAGAGGAAATAAAGCCAGAGGAACCTAAACCGGAAGAACCGGAAGCTGAAGAGCCAAAAGAACCGGTAGAAAGTATACAGGAGAAGAAAGTAAAATATAAAGATAGATTGATAAGGATTGAGGAGAAATCTAAAGGAACTCAAGCTTCGGCAAGTGGTGAGTATGGAATAGCAGTATCTGATATCGCTAAAGAGGTCTTTAAAGTAGCAGAGGATACCGATGTGTTTGAATTACTTGATAGTAAAGCGGTATATGATTACATCCGTAAGCAAATTGAAAAAGACATTGCAAAAAAGGGAGCAAAGAATGTCTCAGTGGTAGATGTAGAGTTTGCTGGCGCAGATAGCTCAAATATATTACACGCTTTTAGCTACTACAGTGTAACATTAAATGGACCTAAAGAAGAGCTTGATAAAGTTGTAGGAGAGGACAAGATTATAATAGGGGAGGTATCTGAACAAGTTTGTCCGGGAAGTAAAATCCGTTCCAGAGGAAAGGGCAGAGGTTTAGGAAGAGGCAGAGGAAGAGGACCGATTGGTATTCCTATTAGCAAGAAAAGAGTAAGTGAAGCAGAGGAAGATATAGAAGAAGTAAGTATGTCAACTGAGGATATAATAAATATGGCAGTAAAGGCAGGTTGGAATTGGCGAGAATTTGTTGAAAGAATTCCAGATTTGAATACAGAAGAAGTAAAAGAAATATTTAGGAGAAAAGGTGGTAAAGTAGATGAATCAAAGGAAATTATTGCTGATGAAAATATTGCTGGCAAAGAGTATTATGATGCACCAATGTATATCAGGTTAGGAGAAAGGGTTTGGGTAGCAGAAAGCAAAGGAGAGAAGTTGTTTTTTAAGGACAAAGACAGAGCCGAAAGATTTGTAGTGGAGGGTAAATGAAGAAGCTACTTGAACAATTGCAGATAGGTGATATAGATTTGGTAAAAAGTGCAGAGAAAGAAATTCTCTTTGTAGATACGAATATTGGTATTGACCATTGTTTAGGATTGAGAAAGAAAGGATATAAAGTTTACTTAGAAGAGACTTGGAGGTCTGCGTATCCAGTATTTACTGATTACATTACAGGTGATGGATTTGAAGGCATTGTTAAGATAGATGATATGGGTGAGGTTTTAGATAGGGTTCAAGTGATTATCTTTGCTGATATAACTTTTGGTGGAACAATAGATTTATTAAGAAAGAACAATAAGGCAGTATGGGGAGCAGGGACTTCAGTTGAGAAATTGGAATCAGATAGAATTTATATGCGGGAAGTGTATAACAAGTTAGGTATTGCAGTTACTGAAGCAGTAGTGCTAAAAGGTGTAAAGAATGTATTAGCATATTTAGAAAAGAACAAAGGTGTGCATTATGTCAAGTTAAATAAGTTTAGAGGAAACATAGAGACATTTAGGGCTTCAGGTGTCGAGGATGCAAAAGTATTATTTGAATCAGCAGGATTTGGACCTTATGCTGATGATTTTGATTTTATTGTAGAAGGAGAAAGTGAGGGAGTAGAAATAGGCTGTGATTGCTTTTTCAACGGTGAGAAATTTGTAAAGCCTCATTTTTTTACAATTGAAATTAAAGGTATGGGAAATGTTTGTAAGTGGGTTGAAGATAGCATATTTGTAAATCAGTATATGGACAAAATTGCAGATTGGTTAAAACAACAGAAGTTTAGAGGAGTAATTTGTGTAGAAGGTTTCTGGGATGGAAAAGTATATAAAGTTATAGATACAACTTCGAGATTTCCGTATCCAGACAGTGCCTGTTATCCAAAGAGTATAATTAACTATCCTGATGTATTAGTTGGAATAGCAGAGGGAACACTTGATAGATTTGAAGTAAAAAAGCCATATCAGTGTGAGATAGGAATATATACAGATAATACAGATGTTCCAAGAGTATTAGATATAGAGCCAAAAGTATTGCCAAATATTGGTTTTAGGAGAATAGTTTCAAAGAATGGAAAGTTTTATTATATACCCGGAGACAATTTGGTTTGCACTTGTAATGGGCAGGGAGATACGATGGAAGAGGCTATGGAAGAAGCAAAAAAAGTTACGGATGGGGTGAGGGCTTATAATATACAGGCAACGACAGGGGTGATTGACAAGTTTAAAGAAACAGTAAATAAGTTAAAAGAGTTGGGGGTAGAGTTTTGAAAAAAGTTGAGGAGGTAAAGAAATGAGTAAGAAAAAGATTGCTTTAATTGAGACAGTTTTACAAGAGCCGATACTATTTGAAGAGAAAGAATTGCCTCAAGGTGTTCTATGTAGAGTCACATACCCAGTTTGCAACATTGGTATGAAGAATCAGAACAATCGTATTTATAGAAGAGAGGTTTGGGAAAAAGTTTTAAAAGACAATAACATTTTACGAAAGTTAAAAGATAGAACTTTGTTTGGACACGCAGAGCATCCAGAGACTACTCAGTCTAATCTTGAAAAGACTTCGCATATAGTTTCTAATCTTTGGGTAGATGAAAAAGAGAACAAAGTCAAAGCAACTTTAGATGTATTAGACACACCTTATGGCAGGATTATTGACACGCTTTTGAAAGCAGGTTCGAAGGTAGGAGTGTCTACAAGAGCAGATGGAGAATTAAAAGAAGAAGTAGATAAAGAGGGAAATAAATACTACGATGTAGTTCCAGAGGCTTATAGATTTGTGACAATAGACTTTACTGCTGACCCATCTACTTTGGAAGTATTGCCAGAAAGAGTAGATAGAAATCTGGTTCAAGACTTAAGAGCAGGAATTGAATCAAAGAAGATAGATGCTGACTTTGCAGTTGCTCTATGTGAGAAGTTAAATACTCCAGAAGCAATGGCTTTAGTAGAGAGTATAAAGAAAGAATCTGTTAAGAAAGAAATATCAGAAAGAGTTAAGAAGTTAGTGGAGATGTTAAAGGAAGAGTCGATAAAAGAGGATTATCAAGGCTGGAAGAATTATGAGACTTGGGTTGTTAATTTGTGGCTTTCAGAGGATGAAGGGTTATATGATGCAATTAAGGATATTATAGATGAGTTAAAAGATGAGAAAGGTAAGGTAGATGAATTAGAACTTTCTAATAGATTAAAAGAATTTGTAGAAGAAGATATTTTAGGCGGAGAGTTAGAGAAAAGTGGATTAGTGAGTGATTTGTTGGGTAGGGCATTAGAGGAAGTAGATTGGTTAGAGATAGCAGAGGCTTGGAGTTTATCGGAAAAAAGAATAGTAGAAGCCGGACGCAAGATAGAGAAAGGGAAAGTGTATCGTTTATTATGGCCGTTGGTGCAGGTTATGGAATTTAGATGGCGGTATCCTGATAATATTGAAAAGAAGAGTCTGGAAGAGCTTGAGGAAGAATGTGATACTATGATAACGCTTTTTAAGGGGGACTGTCTATATATAAATGATATTGTAAAGGGTAAAGACCGTGAGTATGTTCTTGCTGCCTTCAATCTTGGTAGAGAACAAGAAATACAGCCATCTTCTAAGCGCTTGTATGTAATTCCTATTTACGAACTAAGATTAGGAGACAATGTTGAGTTAGTAAGGTTTAAGGAAAAACAAGAATGGGAAATGGATGAAAGCTTAGTAGAGCAAAAAGGAACAGAGTTTGATTTTGAAATTGGTGAAGAGGTAGAGGTTAGAAATTTAGTTTCTAAAATTGCAGAGGCTATAAAGTTATGCTTAGTTCAGAACAAAGTAATTAAAGAAACTGACCGCGTTGTTATACCTGAAGGAGCATATGACTATGGAGTAGAAAACAATGAGCCAACAGAGGAAGGAGCTTATGATTGGTCTTTTACGGGAGACTTTGAGGTTTATGGAGAAGACCCTAATAAGGTTATTTTAACTGGTGAAGTGTGGGTATTCGGATTGTTTTCTGAAGAAGTAGATGGAAAAGTTGATTTAGGTGGTATGGTTGTAAGAATTAGGGATGAGAAGGTAAGTGAAGCAAGAACTATAGGTTTGAAAGGAAAAGCAAAAGTAAGGGAGTTAGTTAAAAAGGCAAAGGAAGAGGGTTTAACTGGATTTGGAGAAATAACAGATTATGTAATAGAGAATATGCCGGATGAGATATTGAAGTCTTGGGAAGGTGCTCACAGTGAAATTGGAAGATTGGTTCAGGACATACTGGGAACAGAGATAATAAAAGAAACTATCAAAAAGGAAGGGTCTAAGTGGGTAGTATATGCTGAATCAGGCAGAAAGATGGGAGAATACGATACAAAACAGGAAGCATTGAAGAGATTAAGGCAGATAGAGTACTTTAAACGGAAAAATGAAGGATTGGAAAAGGGATTTGGATTACAGGGTAAAAAGGTGAAGATAGTTAAAGGAGACCACGCAGGTCAGACAGGGGTAATCCAAAGTGAAACTGGTTATACTGAAGGATATGGGGTTGTAGTTAAAATTAAATTGGATAGCGGAGAGATAGTAGAATATCCAGCAGATTTTTGGGAAGAAATTAAGGAAGGATATATTAAGGAAGCTGGTTCAAAGCTGACAGTGGCAGATTTTAAGCCGGGGGAATACGCTTTATATAGTGACGGTGGGATTTCTGATTTGGTTATTATTAGGATATTGCCTTGGCCATCTGATAAACCTACAGCAGAAACGCCTGCAAAGACAGTTGGGGATGAGGAAAAAGGAATAAGGTTGTATATTGGACCGATAAGGCATGATAAAAGAAGGTCAGTATATGCTGAGTCAGTTATATCATTTTTAAAGCATGATACGGTAGGGTCTAGTGCTCCGGGAACGAAGCATTTTTATACTCCCAGTAATTTATACAAGTCGTTTGAAGATGTAATTAAGGCACATTCTTATTTTTATCCGTATGTAATATTGAAACAGATTAAAGATATGGAACCTCACTTTGATAAACTGAAGGAATTTGGACTTATTAAAGATGAAGAGGCTATCTATAAGATGATGGAAGAATTGGAGAAAAAGTCAGGAGAAGTTCATGAATCTATAAACGAAACCGGTGAAATGAGCCAAAGAGATATTGAGCCGGGTGGTGAATACTATGAATGGGCTAAAGCAATAGAAGATGAAGTAAAGAAGATTGAAAAACTAACTAGTGGCAAGCTTAAGTTTAGGGAAATGCAACCATTTGATGCATATCGAGAACCTTATGCTGTTACGAATATGGGATATATTTGGGATGTAGGTGTAGAAGGAGAAAAATATCTTTATATGGAAAATGTAGAATGGGTTGGGACTGCTGAGCAACTTGCAAAAGCTATTAAAGGAGATAAGACTGCTATAAACTTGGTAACTTATCAAAGAAAGAAGTTAGCAGGAGAACCTGTAGAGCCGGATTTTGACCCGGCACAGCTTAAGTTTCCTTTTGCAGAAGGTAAAATAGATGAGAAAGTAATTGAGAAGTTTAAGAGAATTATAGAAGCAGAAGACTATAGTAAAGTTGGGTCTGGTAAATTGCCTAACAAATACTATGTTACAGCAATAGGTGATTTTTTGATTGAAACTGAAGATAGTGTTTTTGATTGGGCTTCGGGAACTGAATACTTTGGTAAAGACTGGAAACCAGTTTATAAAGAGATAGGTATATTTAATACCTATAAAGAGGCTAAAGAGGCTGCTCAAAGAGTTATTGATGAGATACCGAGCGCTCCTGAGAAGGATACTATAAATACAGTGACAATTGAAGACCATTTAACTGGAGAGTTAATGTCAGCAGGTTTAGTGGGAGTAAAGGTTAAAGAGCCATACAGATTTGAGTTTGAGGTGCGAGAAGATATTGGGTTTACGAAGGAGAAAATGGAAAAGGCTGGGCTGGTATTTGAATCGATTAAGTTTAAGAAAGGAATAAAGGAACAGAGATTTATAGCAAGAGGAATCGAGAAGAAAGAGGATGCAGAGAAACTTGCAAGAGACAAAAAAGGTGTGGTTTCTCAAGACCCGAAAGACCCGAAGAAGTTTGCTGTTGTAGTAGAGGAAGGCAAGTTTTCAAATATGATGATAGATATAGAAGACGACGCAAGAGAACTTTTATCTCAGGGCAAGTCTAATGAGGAAATAGAGAGTATTTTGTTAGATAAGTATAAGCCTTATTTGTCCGCTAATTTAGCCAAGGAGATTATTGGCAAAGCATCCGCAGATGTTTTAGGCAAGAAAGTGTCAGAAGGAAAAATTCAGGAAGCAGACTATTTAACTTTAGTAAAGTTCTTTGAGGAGAACTTTACTAAAATTCCTGAGGAGAGCAGAAAAAGAATTACTACTCTTTTAGTTGATTCAAGGATGAAAGAACTTAGAGATTTAGAGATTAGATTAGCAGAGGTAAAGGCAGAGAAGGAGAAGTTAAAAGAAACAGTTTCAGACTATAAAGACAAGTTAAAAATTCTAATTTTAGAAAAGGAAAAGTTAAATAGGAGTTTAAAAGAGGCAATAAATAGACAAGAGAGTATTTTAAAAGAAAAAGAAGCTAAGATTTTGGAATATAGCAAGAAATTACAGGAAGCAAAAACTGAATATGATAAAAAACTTCAAGAGACAAAAATAGATTTTGAAAAGAAGTTAGAGGAGAATAGAAAAGAAACTATTAGAAAATATATAAGGAAGAAATTAACGGAATCTGGGTTGGCTAAGCTGATTCCTTCAGGAACTCAAGCACTTCTTGAGAAATGTTCCTCGGAGGAAGAAGTGGATGCCGTTTTAGATAAAGTAAGAGATACTTTAAGAGAAGCCACTCTACACTCTGGAGTTGGAAGTGAACTTTTAGTATCTCGAGAGGAGAAACCAAATCCTGTTTATGAAAGGATAAACCAGATTATGTCAGGTATGTTTGGGATAAAGGAGGGAAAATAATATGGACATACAGAAGCAACTTGAGACAAGATTAGAGGCAATGAAAGCCAAGAGAAAGTTGCTGGTAGAGTCTTGGAAACCATATCTGGATGCTGCCGATAAATTCCTTCAAAAATATGAGGGTCGTTCTTTATCTGAATGGGATAAAATGAATATGTCACAAGTATTAGAGAACGCTCTTATTGATGGAGGATTAAGAACTCGGCAGAAAATCTTTGAGACTACTTACCAAGACAACATTAGCTTTCTTGGCATTCAATTGCCGGTAATTGCTGCCTTGCTACCCAGTTTAGTGCTAAATCGTATAGCAATTGTGCAGGCATTAGACCGTAGGCAGGCTGCGGTGTTCTATCTCGATGTGAAATACGGTTCAAAGAAAGGCGAAGTGGAAGCAGGCGAAACTATGATTGGTGCAAAGACCGGTCATGCTTATGGAACTGCTCAACAGCAATATGCCAGAACTATTGTCTACAACGAATTAGTTGGAACTGGTGATGGGTCAACCAAGACCTTTACCAAGACTCTTGACTACAAGCCAGTTAAAGCAGGAACAGTGACTGTAACTGATGGAACTGAGACTTTTGTAGACAATGGCGATGGAACCTTAACTGGTTCAGCGGGTGGTTCTGGAACAATTAACTATACAACCGGTGCATTAAGTGTGACTTTCCACACTGCACCTGCCAATGGAGCAAAAGTTAAAGCGACATATAGATACAACTATGAGAAGATGGCTGGTGGTGTGGGAGTTCCTGAAGTAGACATTAGCCTTGTTTCAGAGATGGTAGAAGCAGAGGACTTCCCACTGAAAGCCTTCTATACTTTAGGGGCTGCTATTGATTTGGAGAAAGCACACGGACTTGTGCTGGAAGATGAAGTTGTCAAGTTCTTAGGTGGAGAAATTAAATTTGAACTCGACCATTTAGGACTTGACATGATGTTAGAAGCCAGCAAGTCCAGTTTGGCTGCTGCTCCGATTGGTGATTGGAGTGCAACAGTTCAGAGTGGTCAAGAATGGCTTTGGAAGAAATATGAGATACTCGATAGGTTTGAGAAGGGTTCAAATAACATCTTTGCCAAAACCTTAAGAGGCATTGGGAACTTTATCGTGGCAGGAAATAATGTGGCAAGAGTAATTAAACAACTTCAGCCTAACTTTAAACCTGCTACGGGAATTCCTGATGTACCAACTGGACCGATTGAAATTGGAAATTTAGATGGCAAGATAGTTATTCAAGACCCATTCTTCTCGAGCAATGAGTATCTTATGGGCTTTAAAGGTGATAGCTATCTTTTTGCAGGGTTTATTTATGCACCTTATATTCCATTATTCACCACTCCAACACTTATAACAGCTGATTTAAGAGCGCAGAAAGGCTTCTTGTCATCAGCAGGTTATAAAGTGGTGAACCATGGACTGTTCACCTATGGAACCGTAAGCAGCTTGGCGTAAGGGCAGTTTAGGGAAAAGAGGGCAAGATTTTTCTTGCCCTCTTTACTCTAAAATTGGAGGGCTATAGATTGTATGACGAAACAGGAGATAGTTCAGTGGATAAAAAATGAGTTTGGTATATTAAGAGGAAGTCTGACTACTCCAGATGATGTAATAGAGCAATGTATAGACAATGCTATTCGTTATTACAACTCACATTCAGGATTTAAGACTACTCGGATTTATTCTGTTGGTGGAAAAAATCATGTTCAAGTAGACCCGGATGTCAAAACAGTAGTTCGAGTAATTCCAGATAGAACAACTACTTGGGTTTTTCAAGATTTACCTCTATGGACTTTGCTAGGAACGCAGATTTTAGACAATGTGACAAGCGACTTAATTGTAATGGGAGAAGCTTTTAGAACTTATAAGCAGTATTTATCTGCTGACTTTCAATGGATGTTTGTTAAGTCAGATGACCCACAAGTTGGCGGGATACTATATATACAGAACTTACCTTTAGGTGCTTCTAAAGTATGTGTAATGGGAACAAAAAGAATTTTACCTGATGAGGACATAAAGCATGAATGGGTATTAGACTGGATTTTAAGATACTCTAAAGCATTAGTCAAAATGGTTGAAGGGAATGCTTTAAGAAAGGCAGATATTATAGGTGCTAAGTCAGACGGTCAGTCTTTATACGATGAGGGAAAAGAGGAGGCAGAGGACTTAAAGAAGCAATTGGTAGAAGAAGGTCGTTGGGTCACTCTGTCAAGGAGAATCTAAAAGATGTTTAGTTTAATAGAAGCTATAGTTCAGGAAGCAGGGTATACAGATTTAGTAGTAAAGCAGAGGTCAATCACTAATTTATTTCCGACTTTTTACGATAGAGTTAAAGTAATATATTCAAGAGGTATTAGATTTAGAGACTATAAAGCAGGTGGAATCTGGTTTTTTAAAGCAAAATCTTCAGATAAAAATCTTTACTATGATGTAATAGTAAAGTTTAAAGATTTAGATAAGTTAGTATATGAACTTACTCAAGACAAAAGATTGTGGAAGGAAGATTTGTCAGGAGTAGACTTAATTAGGTTAGCAACAGAAGTTTTTTACAATGCAGACTTAGAATTGTATTGTAGTTGTCCGGCATTCCAGTATTGGGGTCCTGCTTACATTTTAACACAAAAAGATGCTAAATATACCAGTCCAGAAAATAGACCACCAAGAATTAGAAATCCAAAAGAGTATGGTGCATATTGCAAGCATACAGAAGCTATTATGGAAGTTTTGCCTTTGTATATAGGAACTTTATCCAGATACCTGAAAACTTTTTATAGTAAGTCAATTGAGAAAGGAGAAGAGCAGGTAAGAAAAACCGATAAGACTGTTAGAAAGGCAACAGAGTTTTTAAAGAAGAGGATGGAGGAAAGTTGAGGAGATAGAAAATGAAAGAACTACTTTCAAAACTTTTAGAACAGGAAGATATATTTAAACCGCCTACAGAGGAAGAATTGTTAAAAAGATTTATAGAAGGATATAGCGGTAAACTGAATCCAGATGGAACTTATGATTTTGATTGTAGTTTGTATAATTTAAGTAGTGTTGTTAAAAACGGTAAATTTATAATCAAGTTTGGTAAAGTAAAAGGAAATTTTTATTGTTATGAGTGTGGATTAACTACATTAGAGGGAGCACCTAAATATGTAGGTGGTAGTTTTTATTGTTCTTATAACAATTTAACCTCTTTAAAAGGTGCGCCAGAAAGAGTAGAAGGAAATTTTGATTGTCGTGGTAACAAGTTAAAATCTTTAGAAGGAGCACCTAAATATGTAGGTGAGTATTTTAATTGTTCTCATAACAATTTAACTTCTTTAAAAGGAGCACCTAAATATGTAGGAGGAAATTTTTATTGTTTTAAGAACAATTTAACCTCTTTAAAAGGTGCGCCAGAAAGAGTAGAAGGAAATTTTGATTGTGCTTTTAACGATTTAACCTCTTTAGAGGGAGCACCTGAAAGAGTAGGAGGAAATTTTGTTTGTCATGACAACAATTTAACTTCATTAGAAGGAGCACCTAAATATGTAGGAGGAAATTTTGGTTGTTCTCATAACAAGTTAACCTCTTTAGAGGGAGCACCAGAATATGTAGGAAGAGGTTTTTATTGTTATGATAATCTAGTTAAATTTACTAGAGAGGATGTAAGCAAAGTATCAGAAGTAAAAGGTGAGATAATAGTATGAAAAAATTATTAGAGAGTTTATTAGAGCAGGATATATTTAAACCACCGACAGAAGAGGAATTAAAAAAGGCAAGAGACGAGTCAGAGCGGAGAAAAGCAGATGAAGTGAAAAAAAGAATGGAAGACCTAAAAGTAGCCATTCAAAGATACAATGAAAATGCTAAAAAAGAATGGAACAATGTCGTAGAAGCGGTAAATGCTTTTGTAGAGGTAGGGGGAGGTTTAAGTGTAGTATCTAACAATCCCGATTTACATGACGAAATTGATGTGCCTGCTTTTGCTACTGCTTGGATTTATTCAAGGTTAGAAGGAAAAGGATGGGATGAAGGAACATCAAAAAGAATCAGAAAAGCTTTAGGATATTTATAAAAAGTAGGTATTATAAATAGGAAGGAAAAATGAGAAAACACGGAAGAATACAGAAGGAAAAGTAAAAAATGATAATTTTATTTTTTATATTAGCTTTAATATTGTCTTTTATTTTAGGTTGGTTATTTAGAGACATATTTAAGAAGGACGAAGTAGGTATGGATTTAAATGAATTTGCTAAGTTAATCACGAAGATTGAAGGGAAGAAAAGGTCAGTAGACATAGCACAGATTAAAGAAATACTAAAGATAGCGAATGAGCTTTTGGATGGTAAGTTATATAAGTTGATTAAAGGAGAGAGTTAAATTTGATGAAAAGGAGGAGAGTGAAGAATGAATAAAGAATTGTTAATGGTTATAGTTCCAGCTTTATCTTGGCTATTATTTGCTTTAGGTGGGACAGAAATTTCAAAAAAGATTAAAGGAAAGAAATGGATTAGGAGATTTGTATTGCCTATTGTGTATCTTGTTGCAGGGATAATTGCCGGAGTAAAACTTGGGCAAGCAATAGGTGTAGCAGTTCTTGCTTGTGGTGCATTCCATCTTGGTTATGGAGAAAGAAAAGATTGGATTGATAGAATAGGTGTAGGTCTTGCTTATGGACTAATTGGGATACCGATAGGTATTTCTGCGTGGAACTTGATTACAGTTTTAGGTTTTCTTGTTTTGTTTAAATTAAGTAATACAAAGTTGACAGCAAATATATTTGTCTGGAAGATAGTAGAGGGAATGATTGGATTGTTAATAGGAATAGAGATTGCATATAGTTTAATGGGTTTAGGTATTATTTGGTAAAAAGGAGGCAAAATGAAAAAGTTATTAGAGGCAATTCTAAAAGAGGATAAAGAAGTAAGATATGAGCTAGCAGATGAAGATGTAATAAAAGGAAGGCATTTTATTGATTTAGGCGAAGATGGGGATTTCTATGTGGAAAGTGTAAATATTGAGTTTACCGAAGACGACAAACTTTTTGATAGGGGAATAGAAATTGAAGGTACATATGTGACACGAGAAGGGGAAAAATATAAAAATGCTACACTTAGAGTAGACCTGCGACTACCTCCCGGCGTTCGTATAACAAGAGAAGATATTAGAAAAGGAAAATACACACCAGGAGAAATCATTAAAGATTTTGAATGGGAATGGTATGCAATTGAATATTAATAGGTATTATTTGGTGAAAAGGAGGCAGAATGAAAAAGTTATTAGAGGCAATTCTAAAAGAGGATAAAGAAGTAAGATATGAGCTAGCAGATGAAGATGTAATAAAAGGAAGGCATTTTATTGATTTAGGCGAAGATGGGGATTTCTATGTGGAAAGTGTAAATATTGAGTTTACCGAAGACGACAAACTTTTTGATAGGGGAATAGAAATTGAAGGTACATATGTGACACGAGAAGGGGAAAAATATAAAAATGCTACACTTAGAGTAGACCTGCGACTACCTCCCGGCGTTCGTATAACAAGAGAAGATATTAGAAAAGGAAAATACACACCAGGAGAAATCATTAAAGATTTTGAATGGGAATGGTATGCAATTGAATATTAAAAGGAGAGTAAAAAATGAAAAAGTTGTTAGAGGCAATTTTAAAAGAAGCTGAACAGGTAGACAGAGAGGTAGAAGGGTTTAGAAAAGCTTATGGACCTATTTTAGATGGGCTTCAGAGGAGGCAAAGAGGAGATAAAAATGGATAGATTTATTAATGACATTATCGAGGCAACTACTTCTGCTAACATAGTATTTTTGCCTTCAGGATTTACTACTTTTCAGAAAAAGTTAGAGACCTTAGCAAGACTTAAAAATAAGTGGCAGATTAAGATTTTAGAAAGACCTGAAGGGTATTTGGTAAAGTTTGGCAATGGAGAGTTAGTCACATTAGTAGAAAGGGGATTTTTTGGGGAATTCTGTAAGAGATTTCTTAACTCAGATAAATATGTATCACCGGTTATGGTTGTGGACTTGTTTCAGTATTTGAAAGAAGCAATAGATAGAGGAATAGGCTCGCTTTACGATGAACTTGAAGAGGTTTTAGAAGATGTATTAGAGAACTCAAAGATTAAAGACTTAAAGAAAGATGTAGAAAGCTTTAAGTTTGTTTTTGAAGGAGGAGTATATCAACCAGTAAATGCTGTAATAGATTTAGGAAGAATTTCAGAAAGCATCGAAGGTTTAATGGCAAAAGTAAAGAATAAATATGCTGATGACAGAGGGGCAATAGAGATGTTGATTGATTCTTTGGAAAATGGAAGACCGATAACAGTAGAATTAGATAGAGATAATTTAGCAGGTGTAGTTTTTATAGCTAATTATAAAGGAGTTAGAGTTCTTTTTGAGGGAGTAATAACTTATTCGTGGAAGATTTTAGAAAATATCTACATTGATGACAAGGAGGTGGCAGAGAAGCTTGAGGAAGAAGGCATAGCCGGAGTAAAGATTGAAGGTGGGAAGTTGTATCCAGAGAGAGAAAGGTTTATTATAAAAGATTTTCAAAGGATAAAAGATATAATTAAGGATGTGTTATGAAAGATTTAGATTTAACGGTTTATAAGAAATTATTGCATAATTTAGGAGAGTATTCTGATAAGCTGCCTGCAACTACAACAATTACTTTATTTAGACAGGTTTTGGAAAATGGATTAAAAGTTATTCCTAAAGATGAAAGAGCTTTAGAGATTCTGGATTATATTTTAAGTGGAAGTGTTTATAAGTCAATTCAGGACTTGCTCAATTTAAGATTTGAAGATTTACCTTTAGAATTAAGACCATTATATAAAGAAGACAGTTCTTTTAAGGTGGCATTTTGGAAAAACGATTCAGTTGTTTCCGATAAAGTTATTAGTCTAATTGACTTTGGACTAAATGTCAAAGATAGGGGCTGGTGTAATGAAAAAGGGGATAAAGTAGATTTAAAAGGAGGTAAATGATGGATATAGTCAACAAACTTTTTAGGTTTATTTCTGAGGAGGTAGAATTGGAGGGTCGGGTTCCTAATCCAGACGATACTGAGGAAGAGAAAATTAAGAAACTACGGGAAAAAGGACTTAAAAGATGGACAAGAGAAGGAAGAATTCCTAATCCAGATGATACGGAAGAGGAAAAGATTAAGAAGTTAGTGGAACAAGAGAAAGAGGAACCAAAAGAACCTGAAGCAAAAGGAATAGAGAAAGAGGAACCAAAAGAACCTGAAGCAAAAGGAATAGAGAAAGAGGAACCAAAAGAAGAGGAAAAACCAGCAGAGAAACCTGAAGAACCTGTAGCAGGAGAGGAGATAATTTTGGTTCTTCCAGAGGAAGCAATTGCTGGATTAGTTACTCCTGAGGAAGGAGAAGCAATTGCAAAGGAAGAGCAGGAAGAGTTGGCAAAGGCAGGAGAAACTCATCCGCCTGCTGCCTTATACAGTTTAGCTAAAGAAGCAGGAATATCTAAATCTAAGGCAGAGAGATATTGGAAGGAGACTAAAGAAAAATATAAAGAGTGGATGGGCAAATCCGATAAAGATTTATCAGGCAGAGACTACCAGTATATTATGGGAGTTGTAAAGAAAAGAATGAAACTGCCTGTTAAGCCGGTAGAGTCTAAGACTGTTAGAGAATCTAAACTTGCAGATAGTAAGTCAGCAAAATTGTGGTTAGTTGTAGACCCAGTGGAGGGTGAAACCGCAGACGATGTAGTTATTAAGATAGACAATTTAACTGACTTAGGCAATTATTATAGAGGTACACCTGTGCATGCCGTACAAACTGAGAACTGGGTTTTGTATGATAATAGGCAGGAAGCGAGAATGGATGCTCTTAGTAGGGTGAAGACAAAAACAACCGAGTCTAAGTCAGAGAGGTATTTTGTTGCCGATTTAGATAAGCTTGAGTTGATTAAGGAGAGCGGAGAGCTAAAGGCATTTGTTTCAAAAGACGAAGCAACAAAATATATTCAGGAAAATAAATTAAATGCAGAGGTCGTTTCTTTATAGGAATTTTGACACGTGTGTCAAAGAGGGGGAAAAGATGGATGAGTTAAAAGTTCAACTTTTAGCAGAAAATGTGTATAAATTAAAAACTCTTTATGAGAGAGTAAAAAGACAAATAGCAAAATTAGAAAAGATTGAATTAGATGAAACTACAAGAGAACAGATAAAACAGAGGATACGAGAAATGGAAGAAAAAGGATTGTATGAGGTTCATAAAATATATTTGTCTCCTACGGTTTTAGACAAAAAGAAAAAAGAGATTGTTGACGACTTAGTAGAGATTCAGCAGAAGATGAATGAACTTAAATCCAAGTTAGAAGAGTTAAAAGCACAGAAGAAGGAACTGGAAGCACCGGTTATTGAGGTTTTAGAGAAACTTAAAGCAGACGGAATTCAATTAGAGAAAGCCTTGATTTATCTTAAAGAAACAAAGACAATACCAAGTTTTTGGCAAGTTTATGAAGAGGTGGAGTCAAAATTAAAACCAGATGTAGATAAGCTGTTAAGAGAAACATATTCGAAATTAACAGCAGTTAAAGAGCCTTCTTTGGTAATTAAAGCAATGGGTGAAAGTATAAACGAAGAAGGTTTCTGGAGAAAAATTGTGGAATGGTTTAAAAGCATTTTTGCTCCTTTGTATCAGAGAGTTTCAAGTTCTATATCAAAGATTAGCAGTATGCTGGGAGTAGCATAAATGAAAAGACTTTTAGAAAGCATAATTGATTATCCGCAGAAAGACTTGTCTAAAGACATTTGGACAAAGAAGGATAATCAGTATTTGCTTAAAGACGATGTGAAAGAGAAGATTTTGGCAACTTTAAAAGAGTATCCACATTTTGACCTAACAGGTGCAGATGAGATAAGAATAGTAGGTTCTTTGACAAGTAATCAGTATATAGATACATCAGATTTAGATGTGCATTTGATATTTGAAGAGGATAAATTGCCAAAAGAGAAGACTTCTGAAGATTGGCAGAAAGATATCTTTAAGTGGTTTAAAGACAATCGGGAAGCAATAGAAGGATATGTTCAAGACCATCCTATTGAAGTGTATTTGCAACTAAATCCTGCTCAGGATTTCTTATCACCCGGTGTTTATGAGTTAAAAAATGGGAAATGGTTAAAAGAACCGCAGTTAGTTTCTTCTGACTTTGACCCTTATGAAGTATATAGAAATATAATCAGTGATATAGAAAAAGTAGTTGGACCTGCGGATGTGTTATTAGGAAGATTAAAAAGACAGGTTATAGACTATGATACGATTAAGAGTATGCTAAAAAATATGTCTCCAGAGTTAAGACAAAAAGCGAAAGAAGAGCTTCAGAAGAAACTTGAGGAGATTGAGGCAAGTATTGAGGAATTACTTAAGACAAAAAAAGATTGGATTATGGCTCGTAGGTTTGCTTCTATGCCAAAAACTCCTGAGCAGGCTTTGTCTGATATAGAGATGATGAAGACTTGGGTAGATAAGAATGCTTTGTTTAAGCTTTTGAGTAGATATTCGTATATGAAGACGATTTCTGATTTAGAGGAGATAATCAAAGATGAGGAGATTACAGATAGAGAGTTGGAGATAATGAAAAAGATTTTGGGGGTAAGGTAAGATGTATACTATGATAGATAGAATAAATAACATTAAAGAGACACAGCGAACAATTGATAAACTTTTAGAATTGAACGAGATGAAAATAAAAGAGAAAGGTGAAATAGAAACTGGCGGGACTGTATTAAATACTATTTATGAGAAAGATGAGTATCAGATAGGTATAGGGTATCATTGCAAAGCAGGAAGTTATATACCTATGCACTGCCATAAGGGAGTTATAGAGTATTTGATAGTTGGTAAAGGGAAAATATTAGTTCAGTTTGAGAACAGTGCTGTAAGAGTATTAGACAGAGGGGAATGTGCTTCGATAAAACCTAATAGATTGCATTCTGTTAAAGCATTGGAAGATGAAACAGAAGTAATATTTGTTTGTATTCCGCCAGAGAGGGGGTATAGTAAATGTCAGAAGGTATAACAAAAGAAGAATTAATGATGTTAGTTGAGGTGCAGACAAAGACTGCTGCCCAGATGGAAAGAGTTGTAATGTCTTTATCTACTATTGTAGAAGACCAGAAAAAGATTTTAGATAAATTGGGCAATGGGGTAGTAAAAGAAATAGAAGCTTCTATGGAGAAAGGTTGTAATAAGATTTGTCAAGATATAGCAGGTTTAAAGGTTGATATATCTGAAAGTAAAAATAAGTTAAATTGGCTTACTATTATTTTAGGTAGTGTAACTTTGATAGTGGTTATTAGCACAGCAATTTTAAATTTTAACAGTGGTATTTATCAAGTGAGGCATAAGATAAATGAGTTGGAGGCGAGGATGAAATGAGTAGGATGATACCTCAAGGGACAGTTAATGCTTTAAGGACATTTAGTGATTTAGCAATAGATTTATACGGAATAGATTGTGAGTTATATGTTCCTAAAAGTTATGATGTTCACGAAATTAAAGATGTATTTCAAGAAGAAGAAAAATTTGACTATACAGTATATCAGACAAAAGTGTATATTGAGTGGTCTGCTAATCAGCATAGATTAAGAAAGTTAGGAATTTTTATTGAAGAAGAGAGTCCAATTGTGGCTTGGTTTAAGAATGAAATACCAGTTCAGCTAAGAAGTTATATAAGAATACCGTTGAAATATGTTCCAGAAAATATTAAAGTAGATGAGTTTGAAGTAGTAGATATACAGATGCCACATATTCACGATATAGAGATTCATAAAATTTGTAGGATTGCACCAAGGAGGAGAAAGAAATGAAAATTAAATTGTTTTTAGATAAGTTGTTTAAAAAGCCAAAACCAGTAGAGATGACACAAGAGCAAAAGTTGGGAATAATGCTTGAAGATTTATGCCAGTTGTTTATAGTGATAGATGAGATATTAAAAAATAAATTAAGTAGAACAGCAAGAAAACAGTTTTGGAGAGATTTTTATAAAAGTGGTTCGTTGAGGAAAGATGTATTTGAAGAATTGCTTAAAACTAAGACTATCTCGGATAGGTTGTTAAATGAATATATATCTATAAAAGGAGTAAATTATGGGAATAAAAGTTAAAAAGTTAGTAAATGTATCGGGAGTATCAGTTCCTATTACAATAGGGAATACAACTGTATATGTATCACCGGGACAGATATTAGAAAATGTAGAAGTAGAAAACTATTATGACATTGAGAAGTATATTCGTTCAGAGATAGATTTATCAGAAATAGGTGAATTTCCTGCTCCGGGTCAGAAAAAGAGGAGAAAGTTAAATGACTGATGATTATAGAGGAGCAGTTTTATTAGTAGCTCAGAAGTGCTTTAATGATTATCAGAGATTTCATAGGGGTCAAGAATTAGAAAAATATTTTGAAGATTGGGTCGAGATGACTTTGAGTAAGCCAAGTGAGGAATTTGTTAAAGAAATTTGGAAAGAGTTTCTGGGGTTGATGATAGAAAATGGAAAGTAGTTTTTTAAAAGTAATTACAAGAGGAATTCAGGCAACAGCTTTTTATAAAGCAAGAGATATATTAAATTTGGAGACTATAGAGTTAGATACAGTTGTATTTCCAAAAGATGTTGCACAAAGGGTAATAGCAGAGAAAAGAGGAGAAAATGTATTAGAGTTTATAAATGTTTGGATTGATAGTTTTAAATTTGCTTGGGGTAGGCAAAGAACACCTACAGCAAGAAGAGGTTTATATGGGAACTATTTAGATGACACAAAGTTAGACATAACAGAGTTTAAAGCAGTTCCAGTGGATTTAAACTACAATGTTTGGTATTGGTCTAAAGACTATGACAAGATTTTAAAGTTAGTAGAAAGAATAATGCTTTGGCAACATCAGAATCCAAGACTTGAGATACTGGTAAATGAACTATATCCAATAGAGTTTTATATGTCTTTATCCGATGTTGTAGATGAATCACCAGTTGAAAGGATGTTTGATAAAGGTTTATATTTTGTAGTAAAACAAAGCATAAAGTTAGAAGGTTGGGTATTTGACCAGTTTTCATTAAAAACTATAAAGAAGATAATAGTCAGAGTATGGAATGATATAATTCCGTCAGAGTTATTATTTGAAGAAGTAGTAGAGTTTAAAATAGTTTAATTATAATTCATTTATTTGAAAATGTCAAGAGAAATTTTTTAAGAAAGGAGGATGGGCAATTTCTCCGCCAGATAAATCAGGCGGTCTCCTTGCCCTATTTTTTATGAGAAGGTTAATTGATGAGATTATAAAAGAGACAGATAAAGGCATAAAAGAGTGGTTAGATATTCCAGCTCCTAAGATGACACCACACGAAATGCTTGCTTATCCTGACCCGAGACCACAGGCATTTGATATAAATATGGACTTCTATCTGGACAGAATAAGTTTATGGGGTAAGTTGAAGTTTTATTATTCAGATACTTTTTATAGAGTGAAGAATCAGGAGATAACTCGTAAAAGATTTTTAGAGCTGATTAGAGATGAAGATATGCTTAAGATGTTTGGAATATGGGATGATGATGCTATTGCTCATAATAAGATATTATTCACGAGAACTTATAAAGGTTTAGATGGGAAGAAACATAAGCAGGAGCTTTTGATTGTTATTGATTTAAGGGATGAATTAAAAAATGCTTTAAAAAGAGCAGGGTTTAAACCATAAGAAAGAAGGAGGAAAAGATGGGATTCTATGTAAGTCCGGGTGTTTATGTAAGGGAAAAAGACATTAGTGAGATAATTCCTAATATCGCAACAACATCGTGTGCATTGGTAGGGTTCTCAAGAAAAGGAAGCACAAAAGAAATCAAGTTAATAACTAATACTCGTCAGTTTATAGAAGAGTATGGATATCCTGTGCCAGGTGAGTATTTTCACTATACGGCATTAGCTTTTCTTGAGAATGGTAATACTCTTTACTGTTTTAGAGTTGCTAAAAATGCGTTATACGCAGGTGCAAAAATTGCTGTAAGTGGCAGTTCAAAGAACAACCAGACTCTGACTGCAGGAAAAGCAGAGCCGATTTATTATGATGAGGATGATATTTTGTTTTATGTTTATGCAAAAGACCAGGGAAAGTGGGCTAATGCTGAAGGAGCTTATCCTGTTGGAATAAAAATAACGAATTTAGACGCTACGGAGAAGGAATTTGACATTGAAGTGTATGTTTTGACAGAGGAAGATGTTTGGGAAAAGGTAGAGACTTGGACAGTTTCAAGAAAGCATAAGTTAGATGGATATGGTCGTCAGATGTATATGGAAGATAGAATCAATGGATTTAGTGACTATATTTTAGTTGCAAATGATGTTTCAGAAAATGAAGATACAATGCCAAAAGAGCAATCAGTTACTGTTTTAAATTTAGGTGGTGGTTCTGATGGAGATACAATAACTGACAGCGAAATAGTTCAAGGATGGGATAAATTTTCAAATCCGGATGATGTGGATATAAGGATTTTGTTAAATGGTGGATATACATCTACAGCAGTTCAACAAAAGATGAAATCTGTAGCTGAATCAAGAAAGGACTGTATAGCAATTTTTGATATACCTTATGAAGTTTCTAATAGTGTAACTGGTATGGTTAACTGGAGAAAGACTACACAGAATTTTAATTCCAGTTATTGTGCTTTGTATGCTCCTTGGGTAAAAATATATGACCCTTACAACGACAAGATTATAGAAATTCCGCCTTCTGGATATGTAGGTAGTCAGATTGCATATAACGACTATGTAGCAGAACCTTGGTATGCACCTGCAGGTTTCAACAGAGGTATTTTAAATGTGTTAGGGCTAAATAAGGTATTTACTCAAGGCGAAAGAGATGTGCTTTATCAAGCTCAAATTAACCCGTTGCAAACATTTAGAGGTGAAGGTAATGTAATTTGGGGTCAAAAGACAGAGCAAGTAAAAGCATCTGCTTTAGACAGAGTGAATGTAAGAAGGCTTTTAATTGTGTTAGAAAAATCAATTTCTGCTACATTGAGATATTTTGTATTTGAGCCGAACAACGAGATAACAAGATTTAGAATAACTTCTACGATTGAGAGTTTCTTGGATTTGCTTTCAGCCAGAGGTGCATTCCAGAGAGAACTTGGTGATAGAGGATTTAAAGTTCTCTGTGATACAAGAAACAACACACCTGCAATAATTGATAGGAACGAATTGCATGTGGATATATTTATTAAACCAATTAGGGCTGCGGAGTTTATACAATTACAGACGATAATAACTCAAACTGGTGCAAAGTTTGAGGAGTTAATTGCAAGAGGAGTTCAATTCTAAAAAAGGTATAAAGAGGAGGTAAAAAATGGCGAGAATGGGTGTGGACAATCTAAAATCTAATCTATCAAATGTTGCAAGAATTTATTTATGGGAGGTGCTTTTTCCTAATGTAATTGGTGGAGGTGCTGATACAGAGACTTTGCTTTTGAGAGCTCAGTCAACAAGTTTGCCTGCAAGAGATACAGGAAGTATAGTTGTTCCATATAAGCAGACAGGAGGAGTTGCATATCCTGGTAAAGTTAGTTTTGGAGACCATCAGTGGGAAATAACATTTGTTGAAGGTGAAGACAAAGCAATTTTTGAAGCATTTTATAATTGGGTTGAAAAGGTTGTAAGTGCAAGGGATGGAGTAGGGTCTCCTGTTCCGGCAATAAAAGTAGATGTTCAGTTAAATTTGTTAAATACAAAGGGAGAGTCGTTTTTGGGAATTAGATTGATAGGTTGCTGGATAAAGACAATTGGTAGGACTGAGTTAAGTTATGAGCGTGACGAGCCTTTAAGATTTACAGTAACGCTTGTTTATGATTGGTGGGAAGAAGTATCATAAAGAGAGGAATAGATTAGATGTTGGGGATTTCAATTGATACGGTAAAGAATTGGCGTCTGCATAAGAGATACAATTGGGAAATACTTTTGCCTGATGTAGCAGGTGAATCAGGAGTAGAAGTTTCAAAGTATTGCTACGCAGTTAGTTTTGGGAATTATAACATAGAGCAGGTTTCAGAAATGAAATTAGGTCCTTACCAAGCCAAGTTTGCTAATTTTTTTAAGATAGATAATATTCGATGTTCTTTTTGGATGCCTGTTCCTGATAGAGTAGGAAGTTATTTTTATGCTTGGAGAAAATTGGTAGTAGATGAAAATGGGCATTATTTTCCGAAATTAAATTATGCTAAAGTTATGTATGTGTTTATATTTGATGAAACAGGAAAAGAAACAAGGAGATTTAAGTTAGATGGTGTATTTCCACTGGCTGTGCCAAAGTATGATTTAAGTTATGAAGGTGGGGAAGATTTAGTAAAGATAACTGTAGATTTAAGTGCGGATGGCATGTATTTGGAAAGTGGCACATAAAAGTTATTGATGCTCCTTTTCAAAAAGTATAAAGGAGGTAAAAGATGTCAGAAAATTATTTTAATGTAAGTTTACCAAGTAAGTGTTTAGTTTATCCGAGTGTAAATCCTGCCGATGTAAAAATTAGAGCCTTCAAAGGAAAAGACGAAAAATTTATTGCTTCTATGAACTATGAAAATCTTGAGAAAAAGTTTGTAGAATTGCTTAAGAATGTTCTTGTAGGAGTTCAGCCTGAGAAGTTGACAATTGGTGATAGATTGTATCTTTTAGTTTGGGAAGTAGTAAACTCGTATTCGCCTACTGTAGATGCAGAGATTATTTGTAAGAATTGCTTTCAGAGAGTAGTAGTTACTTTAGATTTATCAAAGTTAGAGGTGAAAGAATTGCCTGATGACTATAAAGAGCCATATCCGATTACTTTGTCAGATGGGACAGTTCTAAATATGCGGTTGTTTAGAGTAGAAGACGAGATAAAGGTTGTTGACTATGAAAAGATAAAATCTGATTCTTGGTTATATAGATATGCATTGTCAATTGTAAGTGATGAGCCAGTAGATAAAAGAGTAGCGTTTTTAGAAAATCTGTTAACTAAAGATATTGCTTTGATAAGAGGTTTTCACGATAAGTTCTATCACGGTCCTGTAATGGAAGCACCTTATGTATGTCCGAAGTGTGAGATGGAGGAGGTGGTGGTCTGCCCCTTTCGATTTGAATGGCTTATTCCGTCTGGCAAGACCCTTGTCAGAATTGTTGGAGATAGAATTTAACTTGAGGTATTATTTGTATATGACAGATTTTGATGATAAAGATATTTCAGAAATAACTTGGATGTATAACAGATTAATAGAACAGAAAGAGAAAGAAAATGAAGTTTATTCCGAGAAGAGAAAAGTATGACCCGAAATGGGTAGGGGATTTTCTAAAGAAAGGTGTATCTGTTTTTACAAAAGAGTCCTTTGAATTATTGGATGCTGTTAGAAAAAAGTATTCTGGTGAATGGATTAACTATTTAAATGTTATTAGGGAGAGTTTAAAAGGACCGAGAGGAGTAAAGGTTAGACCTCAATTTGTGGAGGTAGATAGAAGGATAAGTGCCTTACAGGATAGAATGAGAAATGTAGCAACTTATATAGGCAGGATAATAGATTGGTTAGAAACACCTACAGAACAAGAGGTGAGAGGACTTTTTGAAGAAATAAAGGCTATTGAGCAAGAATTTGCAGATTTAATAAGAATAGGAGAAGAGAATAAGAATTTTCAACAGGTTTTAGAGAATATAAGAATACATACAGGGTTGGATTTAAGAAGTCTTGCTACAGCACATAGGCTGGTAGAAGGAAGATTAAAGGCTTTAAAGACTGAGAAGCCAGAAGGTTTTTTAAGAACAGCAGTATGGGAAAGTCCTACTTTTGCACAGGTTAGGCAGATGGCTTGGGGTTTAGCAGGACCTGCGGGAATTGCGGCCAGAGTTTTGATAGGAAAGTATAGAGAATGGAAAGAACAACAAAGAGAGTCTAAGATGAGGAGAAGATGGGAAAAAGAGGCTCCAGAGATTGAAAGAATTGCTCCATATATACCTAAAGAAGTATTGGAAGCATATTTAGAAGAAATAGCTCCTGTGAGGGTAAGAGGTATGCCTGGTGGAGAGAGAATTCGTAGAGGCAAGGGTATGGGAAAAGGTAGAGTAAGAGAAGAAAGAATGAGGGAAGAAGAACCTGAAATAACAATTGGTGGCGAAAAAATAAGAATGGAAGACTTGCCACCTGATATTCAAGATTTTTTAAGAGAGCAGATGTCAGGAGTAAGAACAGAGAGGGGTAGAAGAGAGGAGAGAAGAAGAGCAGAGACAACAAGATTTGGTCGAGGTAGAGCTGAGACAATTGGAGTAGGCGCTGTAGAAACAGCTTTGTATCAGTTTTTTGACAAGGGTGCTTATAAAGCAAGATGGACTACTGAGATTATAGAAATACTTAAAGGGACAAAGGGAGCTGGAGGAGCAGGTATTGGTGGGATATTGCAAGGTTTGATGGGTTGGTTAAAAGGTATGATTCCAGCTATTTTAGCATTTATTAAATCTATTATACCTGTGATTTTACCTGTTGTTTTAGTTGCGTTGAGTGCATTAGCAGGATGGATTGTTGGAAAGTTTATAGGGGATAAGTTGTGGGAGTGGATACAGCCGGGAGTAGAGAGGTGGGCAAAAAGACGGGCAGTAAGAAGACAAGTAGCAGAGTTGAAACGAGCAGGAGCAAGACCAGAGATTGCAAGAGCATTAGAGTTAAATGCACAAGGTATGCCATTGAGAGAGGCTATAATACAAGCTAATAAGGAGTTTGGAAAGCCGACACCTGAAGTATTCTTAAAGCCACCAGAAGAGAGAAAATTAGAACCAGTCCCAGTGCCTGAAACAAGTTTAGTAGAAGAAGTTAGAGAGGGAAATGAGAGAATATCACAAGGAATAGAAAAGTTAGTTGAAGCCTATGAAAAGAAAACGACAGTTACAATTCCTGAAAGTAAAGAAAGGGTGTCAGATACTCGTAATGTAGGAGACCCGTTTTTAGAAGATTTAGATAAAGGAGATTTCTGATGGAAGAGAATATTAGAAGATTAGTAAATAACCTTCAGCAGAGGATAAGTGATGTTCAGAAAGGAAAGGATAAGTATGTTGCTGAAGCACAAAGGAATATAGGGTCTGGGTTGGATGTAGCTCAAATAATGCAACAAAAAGACCCTGCAAGATTCTTTAATGTTCTTTACAATGTGCCAAGAATTCATAGGACAAAAGGTAGCAGTGCTTGGGGTGGTCAGATAATTAGAAATACTGTTTCGAAGAGGATGTTAGATAGAATAGCACCAGAATATCTTGTTAGAATTTTTGCAAGAAAAATAGATATAGGTAGTAGTGGACCTACTTTAGTTGATTTAATAGCGATTTTGCAGGAAGAGATAAGTTTAAGGGTAGAGACTAATTGGCAGTCGTTTATACCTTCGAAGTATGAGCCGAGACCAGAATGGCAGGCTATGGCACAGATGGTAGGAGGAACTTTAATAACAAGATGGACAACAAGACGAGTTTGGATGGGGACAGAGCCTATTGAAATAAATATGAAGTTAAGGTTTGAAGCAGATGAAGATGCTTATAATGAGGTAGTGGTTCCTTGTTTGAGTTTAAAGAAATTAGGTTTGCCGTCTCAAGGTCCTAAAGTAAACTTGTCTGGTCCTGCAGGAATGCTATCAACAATTCCTGCTAATGTATTGTGGCCACCTGGTCCGAATCCTATAATTAGAGGAGGAATTTTTGGTTATGCTGGTGGGGAGAATATAGAAATACAAGTAGGTTTAGGAGCGAGACCATTTTTGTATTTTAATAGTGTGATAATGAAAAGGATAAATGTGACTTATGCTAACAGATTTACAACAGAGGGATATCCTATAAGTGCTTCAGTAGATGTAATATTTCAGACTTATGCAACTTTGGCGAAGGAAGAATTGGAAGATGTATTTAGTGGAAAAAGAAAAATAGAAGTATCTAAGACGACATAATGGATAGGACAAGATTTTTTGCAGTAGAAGAGGTAGAAGGTAAGAAAGAATTAGATTTTTTGCATCATTATTTATCGAGGTTTAGGATGAGATATGAGCCTGCATATTATAGAGTTAGACAAGATGATTTAATGCGTCCAGATTTAATTAGTTATTATGCTTACGGAACAGTGAAGTATTGGTGGGTAATTTGTTTAGTAAATGACATATTTAATCCTTTGACAGATTTACAGGTAGGTCAACTTTTAGTAATACCAAATATTTTAGATGTTTACGAGTTTGGAAAGAAGTGGAGAATTAGGTAAATTTTATGATTGAGCTTGCTGGTAATTATTTGTTGAGATTCGAGTTAGCAGGAACAACAATTCCGATGTCTTTTGATATGATTAGGGAGTTTACTATAATTCAAGATATGAATAAGTTTCTGCCTTTATTTAGGTTTTCTATTTACGACCCAACAGGTTTATTTGTGCATACTTTACCGTCAGATAAGACAGTAAATAAGATGTATGTAGAAGTAGGTAAATCTATAAGTGAGGAGTTAGACAATTCATTTAACTTTTTGGTGTATAGAAAGTTTCCTGAAAGTCAGTCAAGAATGCAAGCAATTTTTGAAATTAGTGGATTGTTAGACAACAAGATGTTATTTGATAGAGATTTAGTTAGAGGGTTTTCAGGAAAAATTAGTGAAACATTAGAGAAGATAGCAAAAGAAATAGGTTGTGATTCTGTTGATATTAGTCCATCTTTGAATTATTCGATGAATCTTGTTCAAGGAATGCAGACTAATGCTAAGTTTTTAAAAGATTTGCGACAAAGATTAAGTGGTAGAGTAGGAGAACACGATTTTAGATGTTTTGTAAAAAGGGTAAATCACAAGAATGTTTTTGTGTTTAGGGCTTTAAAAGAGTTAATAAATGCTTCAGTAAAAAAGAAATATATAATGAACGATGTAGGATTTGAAGATAGAGAGCCTATGTTTGATTTTCAAATAGTAGATAGTTTTGGAGTATTAAGTTCTTTTGGAGTAAAAATTCAAAAGTATGAATACTTTGATTGGGATAATAGAGCTTATATAACTGATAAAGTAGATTTGTCAGATTTTATGAGTTTGACAGATTACTTTTTAATCGAGGCAGATGCAGAGGAAGTAAGTAGGCAGATATTTTTAGGCAGGAGTTCTATTTTTGACTATAAAGTGCAGATGAAATCAAAATTGTCTAAAAGGTTAATGAATTTATTAAAAATGTGGATTTTAGTTCCTGGGGATATAAATGTAGCACCGGGAGATTTAGTAGATGTATTGATTCCAGATGCAATGTATACAGGAGACCCGTATGTATTTCAGTATGCGGGGTTATGGATGGTAGAAAGAGTAGTGCATTCTTTAACGAGTTCACATAGAATGAGATTGTTGCTGACCAGAAATGGTATAGATACGACTATGCCAACAACTTTGTTGAAAGCGGGAAAGAAGAAAGGTTATTAATATGGGTGAAATAGTTGGAATTTTTAGGGGCAAAGTTTTAGATAATAATGACCCACAGAAATTAGGTAGAATAAAAGTGGAGATTTATCCGTTTTTTGTAGGAATTGATGCTAATATACTTCCGTGGGCTGTTCCTGCTATGCCTTTATTTACAGGAGCAGGAAGTGATAAAGGTTCGTTCTGTGTTCCAGATGTAGGGTCTTATGTATTTGTTTTCTTTGAAAACGGAGATATGTATCAACCTGTTTATTTTGCTGAAGCTGTTTCAGGAAAAGATATGCCTCAAGAAAGAGTAGGAAATTATCCAAGTAAGAGAGTTTTTAAATTGAGTTCAGGAATAGTTTTTGAAATAGATGACAAAGATAAAGTAGTTAAATTGACGCATCCGAGTAATGCTTATGTTGTTATAGATGGTGATGGGAATGTAACAATTTCAGGGGCAACGGTAAATATTAACCCGGTATGATTGTAAGAGAAAAAGGAGGTAAGAGAAATGTCTGGTAAAAGGATTGCTTTATTAGGGGATAGTTCAGACCACGGCGGAACAGTTATAAGTCATAATCAGGATGGTAGGTTTAAGGTGAATGGAATAGAGGTTGCTGTTGAGGAAGCAATGCACAGTTGTGCCCATCCGGAGCATGGGGTGACGAGTATTTCAGCAGTGACAGTAAAAAGTTATTGTAATGGAAAGTTAATATTAACTGAGCAGGCGGTAGCAGGTTGTGGAGCAAGGTTAACACCACCTGATAGAAAGATATATATAGAGTGATATGGAAAAGGTAATTTGGTCAGATATACATCACCAGTTTATTAAGGATGCAAAAGGTGATTTAAAGATTGTTAAGAATATAGAGGCTGTGTATACGAGTATAGATAATATACTTGGGACGCATCCGGGAGAAAGAGTAATGCTTCCTCAATTTGCAAGTAGATTGAAGGACTTATTATTTGAGCCGATGGATGAGAGATTGGCAACATTTGTTTCAGATGAAGTTAAAAGAGTAATAGAGACTTGGGACCCGAGAGTAACTGTTGTAGGAATAAAATTTGCTCCGAATCCAGATAGAAACTATTTGGATATGACTATACAGTTTGTAGTAAAAGGGAATGAGGAGATTTTAGAGTATACAAAGAGAATTGGAGGATGATATGCCAGAGAATTATTTGTTTATAGATTACAATTTTGAGACATTGGTAAAAAGACTGCAGGAAAGATTAAGGAAGAAAGAAACTTGGAAAGATATGTATGAATCATCTACTGGGCAGATGTTGATTGAATTATTTGCCTATGTAGGTGAGATGGTTTTATACTATCTGGAAAGGAGAGCAGAAGAGTGCTATCTTGATACAGCAAAGTTAAAGTCTTCTGTTTTAAGTTTAGTTAAGTTAATAAATTACAAACCAAGAAGAAAGGTATCAGCAAAAGGTTATGTAAGATTTTATCTTGATACTGCGCATAGCAAGAATATTTATATTCCTCGTTATACGGTAGTGGAAACAGCAGATGGAACGAAGTATTTGACTATAAAAGATGTGGTTCTATTAAAAGGTCAGACCAGTATGGATGTGGAAGTAGTTCAAGGTGAGTTAGTAGAAAGGACTATGACGGGTTCAGGGCAAGAGTATCAAGAATATGTAATTGATGAAGTTGATGTAGAGGATAAGAGTCTTTGGGTATATGTAGATGGTATATTATGGGAACAGGTAGATAGTTTTATATTGTCAGAGCCTACTGATAGGCACTATACAGTTGTGCTTCAGTATGATGGAACTTTGTTAATTAGATTTGGAAATGGTTCAAGAGGTGCTATACCGCAGAGTGGTTCAATGATTTTAATAAGGTTTGTTAAGACTGTTGGTGTGAATGGAAATGTTTATGGAACAAATATGATAACAAAGGTAAGTTCTGTTATATTTGATGAAGCTGGAAGTCCAGTTGAAGTTAAGGTGACAAATGACAATCCCGTAGTAGGTGGTGATGACGAAGAGAGTATAGAAGAGATAAAGTATAATGCACCACGAGTATTTAGAACAGGAGATAGAGCAGTTACGAAGGATGACTTTAGTGCTTTGGTAGAGAGTTATCCTGGTGTTGCTACAGCAAGTGTATGGGGTGAAAGAGAAGAAGGTTCGCCTAATTACAATATGTTTAATTGGGTTAGAATTGCTATGATATTGCAAGGATGGGGTTCTCCAACTACAGATTTTGAGGAAGAATTAGTAGAGTTTTTAAGACAAAAATCTATTCTAACTGTAAGGTATGAATTCGTTTCTGCAGACATATTAGATGTATATGTAGTTTTAGATTTGAGGGTTAAGAAAAACTATACGCTTTCGTTAGTTCAGAGTGCTGTTGAAAAGTTGATTGAGAGTTTATTTCAATTAGGTTTAACTACAAGATTAGGAATAAGTAAAAGGTATTCAGATATTATTGCAGAGATAGAGCAAGTAGAAGGTGTAGATTATGTATATATGGATTTAAGATTGAGAAAAGAATTAGTTTTGCAAGGAAGTAATTGGGTAGAGAAGTTAACTGCTTTGCCTGTGGAGAAGAACTCGATTCAGTTATTTGTTGGAGATGTTCAGATAGGAGAAGATGACGGAGAAGGAAACATAGTTGCAGTAAGTGGAAGCACTTATACAGTTTCAGGAACAGTTGACTATAGTTTAGGTGATATATCAGTTAGTATAAGTCCAGCGCCGTCAGAGACAGTTTATGTTTTATATAGGCAGGATGCAGAAAGAGATATAGTAGTAAATTTTAATCAGATTTGTAAGTTGTATGGAGTAGAGGTAAAAAGCGTAAGTTTCTCAAGTTAGGAGGTAGAGGATGGGTAAGCATAAATTTTATGAAGCGATTTGGGAATTAAAATGTTTTGATAAGAATGGAAACTTGCGATGGCAAGAAGAAGGAAGAAATGCTTTAGTTGACCAAGGAGAGATGTTAATGCTTGATGTCTTTTTTAGAAATGCTTCAATAACTAATACTTTTTATGCTCGTCTTGCAAGGGATGTATTGGAAGATACAGATACTTTAACAACGATTCAGAATGAGCCTTCAGGTAATGGATATTCGCCACAGCCTTTAGCAAGGAATAATGTAGGATTTCCGACTCTTGAAATGCACGAAGGAGATTATAGGGTAGTAAGTGCTGAAGTATATTTTACGGCTTCAGGTGGGGATATAGGACCGATAAATCTGTTATTTTTAGCAACTACTTCTGACAATACAGGATACTTGATTGGATATATGCCTTTGTCAGTTGAGAGATTGATTCTTGATGGGGATACGATGACTGCAAAAGTTAGAGTAAAGTTAAAATAGTTGGAGGTGAAAAATGGCTTTAGACCCAGTTAGAAATTTTGCATATGGTACTTTAGTGCTAGGTATCTCAGATACAGATACATTTTTAGTTATATCCGATAGTGATGCAAGTAAATTTCCTAATCCGAGTACAGATGGTGCCTTTAATGTTGTAGTTTACAACTATACAGATTATTTCGACCCGGCTGAAGACCCGAATGTAGAAATTGTAAGGGTGACTAATGCTCAAAGTTCAGGTGGAAATACGACTTATACGATTCAGAGAGGACAAGAAGGAACGATTGCTAAAAATCATAATACTTCAGGAAAGACATATAGAATAATTCTTGCTCCTACCAAGAAGATGGTAGAGGATATAGAAACCAAAGTCCTGTCTGGTCTCGATGCAAATAAACCTACGATTTATAAAAAGGATAGATTTTACTGGGCAACTGACACAAAGAAATTATATTGGGATAATGGCTCATCTTGGACAGATATATCAGCACAATTTAATGTAGATAAAGTAGATAACAAAGATGCTTCTGACTTCTTCCAGAGAGCAGGAACAGGTGAAATCAATGCTTTAACCGAAAAAACTACTCTTTCTGATAATGATATAGTTTTAATAGAAGATAGCGAAGCGAGTTATGCGAAGAAGAAGGTAAAAAAGAGTAGTTTAGCTCCAAAATTAGGTGCTTGGGTTTCTAAATCTGCTGGAACAGTCTACCAGGCAACAGCGGATGGATTTGTTTGTGCCATAAATAATGGGAGTGGTGGAGGAGATAGGGTAACAGGATACTGTGATGGTGGTAATCCCCCAACTACAATAAGAGCAGACGCCTATTCTGCGGCTACATCTCCTGCACCAACATTATATATATTTTTTCCTACTCCAAAGAATGAATATTGGAAAGTTACTATTTCGGCTGGCTCAGCCACTATTTATTGGATACCATTATGGAGTTAAGGAGGTAAATATGGATTTTGAAGTCAAAACAGGATACGGATATTTTAAGGATAAAGATGGAAACATCATAGCAAAAGTAGAACTACCAAAAGGAAAACATCCGCTAAAAGAAGGATATACTTACTATGAGGTAGCAAGCAAAGAAGAATTAGACCAAATTGAGGTTTATAAACCGCCGATAGTAGAGACGGAAGAAGAAAGGCAAAGAAAATTACTCAAGCAATCCGCAGTTGCAAAATTAAAAAGTTTAGGTTTAACTGATGAGGAGATAGAGGCAATAGTAAAATGAAAGGATAGTAGTATAAAAGTAAGGGAGAATTATAAATGTTTGGAAATCGTTCATACGGTGGTGCCAGTTATAGTGGAAATATAGGAGGTTTACGAGGGTTTGAAATAAAGGCTACTTTAGAAAGTAGTTATCTTTGTAAAATTAGGAAAATTTGGCAGTTTGACAAGATATATTTAAATCAAGGATTTAATTTAGACCAAGAATGGCATCTTGATTCTGTATTAAGAGAGTCTTGGGAAATAGAATGTGAATGGGCATCAGGTGGAGAGAAAATGCTGTTTAGGGAATTAGACTTGGAAATGATTGTAGATTGGGTTGATGAAGTAACAGTAGAATATTGTATATATATAGATTTGATGCAACTGATTCCAGATAAGTTTCATCCGTTGTTGTCAGAGGTGTTATAATGCCTGGAGACATAACATTAAAAGAATTTATTGATGTGTGTAATCTTGAGGTAGGAACTTGGCTTGCAAGAATAAGCGATTTGGCTCTGTTTCAGGATGTATGGAGAATAGGTCCGCAGTTGATACCACATCTTGCTAATCTGATAGGACTGGAAGTAGAGCAGTCTGAAGAAACATCATTAGGAGATTTGAGGTTTCAGGTAAATAATGCAGTAGGTTGGTATAAGATTAAGGGAAGTTATGCAAGTTTAAAAGCAATTTCAGTTGTTTTGGGGACATATATAAACATTTTTGAGAAGTATACAGAAGATTATAAGACTTTTGTGCTGCTGGATTATAGAGAAAAGGATGTTGAAAAATATGCTCCATATGAGTTTAGGCTTACTGGTTTAGAGGTTCTACTGCTTCAGGCAGGAGGGAGGACTGTTGACGATGTTTTAGATTTAGCCGGAAGACATAGTTTAGTTTTCAATGGTGAGATGGTTATAGATACGACTAAGCTTCCAGCATTAAAGTTTGATGGAATAAATGACTATGTAAAGATAGAGAAGTCGGAAGATTTTCATTTTGGTTTAGGAGCATTTTCTATAGATTGGTATGGATGGTTTTCTGATAGAAACGCTGAATATGATATTTGTGGTCAGTATAAAAACAGCAACAACTTTTGGTATATATATGTTTTGGCTAATGGAACAGTTGGATTTATTATGAAAAGTAATGGTAGTTTAGTCTGCAACTATGAAAAGCAAGTGAGTATTGTAGCAAATAGAAGATACCATTTTTGTATAAGTAGAGAATATGCTGGGAAGTTAAGATTGTTTATTGATGGTTCAGAAGTTTCTTGGACAGAGGTAGAGACTTCAGAAAATAAAGATTTGCCTTTGATAGATGCTGATTTTGCTTTAGGAGCAAGAGGTATAGGGACTGCTCCGTATTATAAGGGTTGTATAGATGCATTTAGGATAGTAAAAGGTAAAGTATTGTGGAGTTCAGATTTTACCCCGCCAAGAAAGTATTTTAAAGCACCGTTTCTTGTAAACGAGATAGTGTTAAATAAGGCGTATGGAGTTGTTCCAAATAAGTATCTGTTTAGAAGTGGAATGATGAGAATCTTTAGTAATACGATTGAGAAAGTCAGACCAGTTAATGTTGTCTATGAATATCAGACTTATATGAATCCGAGATGTAAAGAAAATTCTGAAGTAATGGAAGTTCTAGGAGAGATAAAGACAAAAACTATGTCAGTATGGGAGTTTATACGATTGTATTTAGATATGACTGAAACAAGTGCTTGGAATTTAGATGATGGAAAGAGATTAGATTGGAGATATGATGCATTTATAAGTGCGATAAGTAAGTGGAGATTAGGTATAGGGAATAAGAATAAATCACCTGGAGACCCTGGATTTGATTTAGAAAACATAGTTTTTGAGGGAACGATAGATAGTGTAAAGAAAACAGGAGAGAAAGTTAGTTTTGAATTTGTCGTTCCACAGAATTTAGTTCAAGATGGTTTATCAGAGTTAGGGTTATGTTTTGATAACGATACTTTGCAAATTGCCTCTACATTTCCTGATGTAGACAAAGTAGATGGAGTTGCTTTTAGAATAGTAGTAGATGTATTGCCTAAGTCATAAAAGGAGGTTAAAAGATGGGTAATGTAAATGTAGGAAATCAGATTGTAAGTATACAGTATTTTGACCCTGCGGATGCTTATGTTTTTAACCGTAGGCATAGTGTAATAACACCAAGAGGTATTTACTCAGGAGGATATCTTGAGAAAGTCTCAAATACACAAGTAAACTTATCCCCGCTTCTTTGTGAGATAGGAAAGTATTCAGATATTTCTGGTGTAGAGG